GGGTGCAAAGGTAACTCCGGGATTGTACGGGAAAGCAAGGTCAAGCCTCCTGTTTTCTGGAAAAATCTCCAGCCTTTCGGGTAGTATTACGGGCATGAAATTGAGATGTACACAATAGAGCAGGGAGAAAAGAGGGACAAGCGGCAATAATACAACAACTTACGAGAGAACGACAAAATTTCGGCGCGAAATTCAAATGTGCATTTGCTTGAATTTCGTGTTAATTCCGGCGGCGGTTGGTTGAACTCGATTTGAATTGCGCTTGTATTTACAGGCAAAACGGGGCGATTTACGCCCTTTTTTTGTGCCTAACGGCTCGTAGTACCGATATACGGAGGATTTGCGGTATATGAGGCAGGAACGGTGTGTCGTCGGATCAAGAGATTAAACACCGTTTAATAGAGATTTGAAAAAAGACGGATTCACCCGAAAATGTACATTTGAATTTTTGCTCAAAATATCAAAAATGCGGAACGGAGGGACGCACAGAGGGACAATATAGGGGACAAAACAAATACATATCAACCCACAAACGAATAAATCATAATGCAAAAAGAGGCTATTTTCAAAGATAAACACCCCCAAAATGCACATTTGAATAGGGGTTTTATTTTGTGTATATAGCTATATTACAGTGCATTGCTAATATTTTGGCTCGACAAAATATATTCCTACCCGACGGCAGCGACAGAGGTGGCATCCCCGGCATCCGTTGAACGAGCGTCCTTTTTTAATATATTATTCTCTGCTTTTAGAATTTCGTTCTCCGCTTCCAGCCGTCCAATTTGTTTTGCTTGCTCTTCGATCTTGGCATCTTTTTCCTTTATTAGTTCCAATAGATGCTCCTCGATTGATTTTTTTTCGACGTCTCCACTCTCCATGTTTTGATTTGAGGTCAAAAACATGTCGCCTCGACCTGTAATTAACCAATCCGCATTGACAGATACAAAGTTCTTTGTAATGTCGTCGAGAATTTCAAAACTCGGATAATATTTTCCCTTTTGTATGTTGTATAACTTATCGCTGCGCTCGTAACCTAATGCACGAGCGAAAGATGATATGTTGTGCCCTAATGCTTTGACGAGGGCGTCAAAACGTTCAGATACACTATTATTCGTACTGGGCATAAAAATAATTACCTTTTTCTTTGTATAATTACAAACTACTTTGTATATTTGCGGTGTGGTTTCAATGTAACCACGAAACAAAGATACTCAAAATAACAAATAATAGGCAATTATGACAAGGCAAATCCTTTTACCCGCTTCGGTTCTGCGGGAAATGCGGGAAACTTTCAAAGTCGGACGCAATGTTTTACGCCGCGCCCTCAATTACGAACGCAATAGCGATCGAGCAAAAGCCCTCCGCGCCGCTGCGCTGGAACGTGGCGGTTTGATTTATACCGGGGAACACGCCCCGAAAGGCTATTGCCCGAATGTGGAAACGCGACACGACCACGTGCGAGGAATGATGTATCAAAACTTCGGCGATCGAGTGGAGTTGCAGGTGAACCGGGAGACCAACGCCGCGACGATCATCATCGACCACGAGCCTGTGGTGACATTCAATGACATGACAGTGGCGACGTGGGGCGATGTTCTGTATTCCCTGCAAAAGATTTACAATCAGTTAAACGCGTAAGACGATGAAGCGACACAAGGAAGATGCCCTCGAAAGGGTACAGAGGTGCGCCCGCGCATACCGGGACGCCGTGGAGAATCTCATCGCCACCAATCCGACATTGAGTGAATCAGATTTGGATACAGGTGAAGATTCCTATAAATGGCTACGTCTCCCCATTCAGGATGAGCAGCCTTTAACCGTGGCAAATATGATTCTTTCAGATGTCGGAGTATTTCCAAATGATTGTCTTGCTGGTATTCTGGTGGCAACATGGAGAAGTCGAGGCGCCATGGCCGGACACGTGGGTTCGATAAGTCTCGATAAGGCAGGAACTCGGATTCACTTCTGTATCGAAGGTGTAACGACCTTAGAAGAGCTCCGAATTTCCCGCGAACAGTTTCGAGCATCACTCGATTTCGAAGGTGAAAAGTGAAACAGATATAGTTTTCCATAATCGCTAAACATTTGTAGTTGAACGCACAAAGATAGCGATTTCCCGTGAACGTGAAGGCGTTACCCGGAGCGATACCGGCACGGGAGCAAAAATAAAGATGTGAAACATGGAATACTACAACAATAAACTATGTGCAACCCGCGACGATTTGAGTGTTATCGTTAATTACGAGACACTTAAAAAAATGGTGTTGCGAGGTAAGGCAGAACGGGTGCGTCGTCCAAGTGTGGAATTGCCAGCCTTGTATGCCGTTGATAGTCTCCCATTAAAATACAAGACGGAGGTTTATCGTCGCTATCCGGATTTGAAAGCGCAAGCGGAAAGCAAACCGTTTGTCGAGAGCGTCGAACCGGACGGCGCAGCGTTAGATTTTTACCAGCGTCACCAGTTCGGCGACGGGAAGTATTTGTCGACGGACAAACAGACTGAATATGCCAACAATGCGGCAGTCCTAAACGCTTTCCGGCTGGTGCTGGAGCGATCGGACAGTCAGCACCGGAAACAGAGTAAGCGGTGTATCAGCAAGGCGGAATTTTGGCGCAAGGCAGCGCAGGCGTTGCCGCGTATCGCGGACACGTTCCCGCACACCCTGCCGGAGAACCCGCGCCGCCTGCAAGAGAAATTCAACCAGTACGTGCGTGAGGGTTACGGGGCGTTGATAACGGGCAAATACGGCACCCGCAACGCTGCCAAGATCGACGACGATACCAAAGAAAGCCTCCTTATCCGGCTTATTTCCGACGCTCGCAACCTCGACAACGCGCAGATCGCGCGGATTTACAACGTAGTTGCAGAAACGCAGGGCTGGAAAACGATTACCGGGGCGGCGGTCGGCGTATGGCGCGAGAAACACGACCTCGTGACAGCCGGAGGACGCCTCGGCGAGACGCGGTTCCGCAACCAGCGGAGTATGCAGGTGAAGCGTTCGCGCCCCACAGCTCCGCTCTTATACTGGACAATGGACGGCTGGGTGTCCGAGTTGCTTTACCAAAAGACAGAGGAAAAGAACGGGCGTACTACCACCACCTACACGCATCGCCTCACGGTTGTTATTGTTCTCGACCCTTGTATCAATTATCCGGTCGGCTATGCGATCGGCGAACGGGAGACCCCCGAACTTATCAAAGCAGCCCTCCGGAATGCTGCGAACCACACCGCCGAGCTTTTCGGACGCCGTTACTACTCGAATCAAATACAGAGTGACAACTACGGACGAGGGAACCTCAAACCGATTTATCAGATCATGGGCGACATATACACTCCCGCCCGTGCGCACAACGCCAAATCGAAAGTGATCGAGCCGTTCTTCAATTATTTCAACAGGAAATATTGCCAGCTCTGTACGAACTGGGGCGGGTTCGGCATAACCTCGAACAAGGATTTGCAACCGAATAGCGAGTTTTTGAACAAACACCGCCACAGCTTCCCGACCGAGGAGGAGTGCCGCCAGCAGCTTACGGCTTTTATTGAGCGGGAGCGCGCCGAAAAACGTGCCGAGTACGTGAGATTGTTCGACAAGCTACCCGAGGAGCGACGCTTGCCGCTTTCCGATGAACAATACCTCCTCACGTTCGGAGCCGATACGGGGTACCGCAACGCACTCGAGGGCGTGGGCTTGCGCCCGACGATCGGCGGCATAAAACGGGATTACGATTGTTTCGACCCCAAGTTCCGGGAGTACGCGCATGTCCGCTGGGCGGTGAAATACGACCCGGACAACCTCGACCATGTGCTCGCGGTGAACGAGGACGGTTCCCTGCGCTTCATGCTCGAACGGAAACACGTGCAGCCTATGGCTCTCGCCGACCGCCGCGAGGGGGATGCGGAGCAGCTCACCCGAGTACGGGAGTTCAACAAGCAGCTCGAGAACGACATAACCGAACGTCTCGCCCTCGCCAGCAACAAAGTCGAGCAATTATTCAATGACAACCCGCAGCTCGACGTTGCAACCCGTCTGCTGTTGTGTGATAGCCGGGGGCAAAATAAGAACCACAAGCAGACGCGCCGCCTGCAAGCCCACGAGATCGAGGACATAGAGGCGATCGAAATTGCAACGGTGCGCCGCCCGGTTCCTCAAATCGAGGACGAGGAAACTTTCAACTTGTACTAATAATCAGAAATAGAGATAATATGAAAACGATCGAGAAAGAGCAAATCAGAACCAAACTCGCGGAGTTCTGCGAGATCAAAGGCGGACAGAACAAAGCCGCGAACTCCATGCGCGGCGTCAGCCCGGCGACAATTTCCCAAGTGCTCAATAACAACTGGGATTTAATCAGTGAGGAAATGTGGCGCACGATCGCCTCGCAAATTGGTTACGATCCGCGTGCGTGGGTTGTCGTGGAGACACGCGGCTACAAACGCATGTACGGACTTTTGCAGGACGCGCAGGACAATTCCCTCGTGTTCGCAGTCACGGGTGATGCCGGATGCGGTAAGAGCGAGGCGATCAAGAGCTATGCTGCCAGCAACCGGAATGTGTATAACCTCTCGTGCTCCGAGTATTGGAACCGCAAGCACTTTATGGCGGAACTCCTGCAATGTATGGGGATTGATTCGACGGGCTGCACCGTTCCGGAAATGATGTCGGACATTATTCTCGCCCTCAAAAAGAAAGAAACGCCGCTCGTGGTACTCGATGAAGCCGACAAGTTGAGCGATCAAGTGCTCTACTTTTTCATCAGCCTGTACAACAAACTCGAGGATCGTGTCGGGATCATCCTGTGTGCGACGGACTACCTCGAGAAACGCATCAAAAAAGGTGTGCGAACTAACCGGAAAGGCTACAAGGAGATTTACAGCCGTGTCGGGCGCAAGTTCATCCCGATACAGGTCGTAAACAGCGAGGACGTTGCCGCCGTGTGCATCGCAAACGGTGTGACCGATCCGGAAACAATAAACGAGATTATCGACGACTGCGAGAGCGATTTGCGCCGGGTAAAACGCAAAGTCCACGCGGTCAAACAGCGTTCAACCTCCAAATAAACGGTGTTCAAATGAAAGCGATCGACCTTGTAGTCAAAGCCAAGTGGTACGACATGGAAGCCTCCGGCGAAAAGCCCGAGGAGTACCGCGAGATTAAACCATATTGGATAAAACGGTTATGTGACAATCCGGTATTTGATTCTAAAGGCAATTTGATCGGCAGAAAGCCCATAGACGATTGGACTATTGCCAAATGCAGAAGATGTGGTATTGATTTAATAAAAGCATTCCATCGTGGTAACATGATTCCAAAGGAACTTACCCATGCCCGCTTCCGCAGAGGCTACACCCATACCGCAATGCTGTTTAGAATCGACAACATTGCAATCGGCAGAGGCAAACCCGAATGGGGTGCGCCCGATCACGATGTTTTCATTATCAGATTGGGAGAAAGGATTTAGACATGGCAAAAGCGATAAGCAATAAAAACGTGGTGAATGCCAAGTTCAAGGTTGCCGATTTCACGGGCAAATGGCTCGCGTCGTTCGGCAAACCCGAACTCCGGGGCGCATGGATTATCTACGGGGAGAGCGGCGGCGGTAAAACGCACCTTGCTTTGGAGCTGCTCAAATACCTGTGCGGGTTCGTGGATCGGGCGGCTTACGACACGTTGGAGCAAGGTTTATCGCTGTCGTTTCAGAACGCATGGAAAAACGCCGCAATGCAGGAGGTCGGCTCCCGGGTTATCGTGCTGGCGAAAGAACCGATCAAGGAGTTGCGGGAACGCCTGCGGAAGCGCAAAAGCCCTAACGTGATCGTGATTGATTCGATTACGGCGTTGGTCGGGTTCACGCGGACGGTGTTCATGGAATTGATAAACGAGTTTCCCGACAAGTTATTCATTTTCATAGCACACGAAGAAAACAACAAGCCCTATCCGGCTATCGCGCAGCACGTGCGAAAGCTCTCGGAGGTGAAAATCCGGGTCGAGGGGTACAAAGGATTCGTAACGACCCGATTCAAAGGCGAAAAAGGTGAGGGAGGTGCCGATTTCGTGATATGGGAACAGGGCGCAAATGAGTATTGGATTGATAAACTTTAATGATACACAATTATGCACACAATGGATAAAATTCACAACGGGGTACTCCGCAAGTTCCACACCCTTTGCTCGCGTTTGGGACTGACGGAGGCGGAAAAACGGGCGATCGTCGAGAGCTTCGGCGTCGAGAGTAGTGCCGACATAGACACGCACGCCCTTATCGACGTTTGTGCCTCGCTTTCCAAGCAGTTGGAGGGCGACAAAGGCGACCAAATGGATAAACTGCGTAAGCGTGCTATGGCTGCGATCGGCGGCTACCTGCGTAAAATCGACAAGGAAAGCAACGCCGAAATAATCAAAGGAATTGCCTGCCGTTCCACCGGGTACCAGTCTTTCAACAAAATACCCGCCGAGCGTCTGCGGAACCTGTACAATACATTCCGCAACAAACAAAAGGACATGGATGCGGCGGAGCGTATCGCAATGGAGCTCTTGGCTCAAAGCTACACGGCGGGGAAAACCTCCCCGGCGATATTGAATTAACGGATTTATTCACCTTTCAAAAACAAAAAATTATGAGTTCAAACAACAATTCTTCGGGTGCAGGTATCGGCTTTTTGGGCTTGCTCACAATCGCCTTTATCGTGCTGAAACTGACAAAGTGCATCGCGTGGTCGTGGTGGTGGGTTCTCGCTCCTATGTGGATGCCTCTTGCCCTCGTGCTGCTTGTTGTGGTAATCGTCGGGCTGTGCAAGTTGTGGATTTACTGCAAATGGAGGGCGAGACGATGAAATGGTACATCAGCGGCAAAATTTCGGGCTTGCCGACCGACCAAGTAACCGCCAAGTTCAAGCAGGCGGAGCAGCAAATCCGGGCGTTCGGGCACGAACCCGTGAACCCGACCAACAACGGGCTCGGCTCGGAGGCGAGCTGGAACGAGCACCTCGTCGCAGACGTTGCCCTGTTGCTCGAATGCGATGCGATCTATCTGCTCAAAGACTGGGGCGACAGCCGGGGATCGCGCATCGAGGCGAATATCGCCGAGGAGTGCGGCTTGCAGATCGTTCACCAGCCGGAATATGCGACCTATGAGAGCCGCATGTGAGCAGCTCGCCGGAGCCCTGTTGCGGTTTACCGAGGCAATGCGATCCTGTAATTCCGCTTTACGGAGGTATTCGGCTGTTATGCCAAAACAAAGGTACAAGCCGCTACAAGGCAACAGAACCCGAAAAACAAAGAGATTAACCTGCTTGCAACGCAGGCGAAAAAAGACAAATTAAACCACTTAAAAACAAAAAATTATGAGCAATCAGAAATCAATCATCGGTTGCGGATATATTCCGCTTGAAATGCAGGCAGTGTGCCTCAAAACCAACATGAATACCAATCTTGGTGATATTGTGTATAAAATCATTACGGCTCCTTATGAACGTGTATTTGTTCGCAAGAATCTTTTTGATTTAACACCTAAAGAATGTAAACGTATGGCAGTAGACGTAGTTGATGAATACACAGGTTTAACGTATGCCGTCGAGTACGAACCCGCGAACCTCGTCCACCCAACGTCGGAATCCAAAACCGACCAGCCCGGGGAACCTGTCGATTTCGCTACCCGTGCCGGGCAGATCGCCGAGGAACTCAAATCTATGTTCAACTCTGCGGGGGAGGGAATTTCCGACAAATGCGGTGTTGCATTCTTTGCGGTTTCGGATGACGGGAACGATAAAACATCGACGTGCGTCGGGTTTCTCGGCGGTCGAGGTGGTCGGGTGTCGGAGGCTATCGCTTCGGTGTGTTCCAAGAACCCCCAAGTCCTCGAAATCGTGAAATGCGCCTCGATCGAGGCTATGTTTCACCGGATATTCGACGGCGCCAACAAGAAGAAATAACCAACTTTCATTTTTATAACAATGGCAAAAACAAGAGTTAAAAAGGTCGTGGTTTCGGGAGTTACGCGCGACCAAATGGAGGAGGCTTTCGGCGCATTCGCCTTTGCCGACGCCAAATTGCAGGGTATCAACGCGGCAATGGACGCGGAGATTACCAAGATTAGAGAGCGCAATGCCGAGGAGATCGCCAAGTTCCAGCAGCAAAAGGACGACGCCCTCGAGGTGATGCAGACGTTCGCCACCGAGAACCGGGACGAGCTTTTCTCCAAAAAGAAAAGCATGGAGACGGCGCACGGCGTCCTCGGGTTCCGCACCGGGACACCGAAACTCAAAACCCGCAAGGGCTTCACGTGGGCGGCGGTGCTGGAGCTGCTCAAAGAGTTCAATCCGGCGTATGTCCGCACCAGCGAGGAGGTCGCCAAAGATAAGCTCCTCGCCGATCGTGAGAACGAGGACATGCCCGAGTTGATGCAGAAAGTCGGCATCAAGGTCGAGCAGGACGAAACGTTTTTTGTTGAACCTAAAAAAGAGGAATAAGGCTGAATGTCAGAGAAAGTGCGCAATTATGAAAAAGAGAGTATCGAGGTGTGCCGCAACTGCAAGGGCACCGGGATAGCTTACACGGTACCGGAGTTTCACCCATACGGGAGAGAGGATGATCCGCAGCCGTATGAATGTCCCGTTTGCCGAGGCAGCGGACGGGTAAAAAAGACGCTGAACATCGAGATCACGATCGAACCTTACCCCGGCAAGTCCGGGGTATAAAAAAGAAGCCCGCCAACCGGGAACCGACTAACGAGCGAAGCGTGGGGACGCTTTTGCAAAAATAGTAAGTTTTCGGCACATGGCAAAGGGAGTTCGTTATAAAAGCACGTTAAAACGCATCCGGGAGGTTTGCGCGATAACGAGGGAGCACTACGAGGCTGGCAATCAGTCCAAGTGCTACCGGGCTGTATGGCGAAAATTCATCGAGCCGAAATACGGTATTTGTTACCGCACTTTCTTGAACTACATAAACGAGCCGTTACCGAAAGAACCCGAAAACAAACAACTTACTTTATTTGATTTATGAACGAAAGAACCAAACTGAACAATGAGCAGATCGCCGCCTTGCAGGAGGTTGTCGGAGGCGCGGACGTATTCAGTTGCCATACCGCAAAACTACTCCGCGAAATCGAGGTTATCGCCCCGGAATTGATCGAAATCGGGCATCCTATGGGTGTTTATAAAGCGATTGACCCGCACCCGTATTTCGGTGCCATAGTCACCCGCTGCGGTGTCGAGTATCTCGAAAATATCCAAAAACAAACACGGGATGAATAAAAAGCAGCGCGAAATAATTACCGACGCCTACGAGCAGTATATCCGTAATGCCATGCGAGGCGATCCGGTGGGCGGTTTCAGCGACTTTGCCGATTTGTTTTCCCGGCTTCGTGAAACAGACAAACGACTGGACGAAGAACTGCAAGAACGCTACGACGAAATCCCCGACAAATAAGGACGCAAGCCCCGGAACCGAGAAAGGTTGCCGGGGCTTGTTTTATCCTCTTACCAGTGTGACGCCGACGGCGACCGCTTGGGGCTTGACCGCCGAGGTGTCGGTCGCGTGTGTCACGAAGCACTCCTCGTCATGCTGTACGCGCTCGTGATCGTGATCCGTCACGGATTCGACCAGCATAAAGCAGTTGAACCCCTCACCGGAGAGACCTTGCACCTCCGCGTCGATCCGCTCGATAAGGTCGAGGTGTTCGAGTGCCCGGTCTTGGTATTTCCCGCCCTCCTCGGGAGACGCCAGCGTTTCGGTTACGACATGGAGCCGTACCCGAATGTCTGCCGATCGTGCGCCCCGTGAGAGCTGCGACCACTCGATCGGCTCGAACTCGACGAACACGGCAGGAAGCCGGAACGCCTTTTGTTTGGAAAGTTGCTCGGTGTTCCGGTTCCACAGGCTTACGAACTTGACACCGACCTTTTGATTTTTCAGCCTGTCGGCAACGGCTTTGTAGATTGCCTTTCTCATTTTCTCAACTCTTTTGCGAGGTTATCGAAAAACTCGGTTATATTCTCGTGGACGATCTGTTTGATCGCCTGCCGCACCTCCTTGTGGTCGCCGATAAACTGGCGTTTCGGCATCGTTATCTGCCGGGTGTGCGACCGCACGGTATAGGTCTTGCCCGTGCGCCTGTTTGTCCGGGTATGGGTACGGACGTTCTGTGCGAACTTTCCGCCCTCGTTGTGGAGTGCGGTGTACGGCAGCGGGGAGGAATAATGCACCCCTTTCCCACGAACGGACGCCCGGATCGAACGGCGCATTTTTCCCGTTACATGCAGGAGCGACCCTTTCGCCTTTTTGTTCTTCCGGGGCTTCCATTTGGAGCCGAAAAAACCTTTGCGCTCGAAATTCCGGTCGAACATTTCGGTAAGTTCGACTTTCATGTCGGAGAGTATATTTCGGATCAGTTCGTCAGGTTTTGGCATTTTTCTTTGGTTGGTAATTGAAAATATGCTACTTTTGCAAAAATGCGTACTATGTTGGATTACGACAATCTTAAACTCCGGGAACGGACATTCCTCGACTTTACGGACGACGAGGCTATTATCGGCGAGATCATCGGCGATAAAGAGTTCTTTTTGTCCCATATCACGGAGGAGAACCGGGCAAGTACGTTTTTAGAGTTTGCCGACCTCACTACCGATAAAAAGTTGTCGAAAGCCATTCAAAAAGAGTTTGACGGTGAATTAAAATCAATGTTCTGCGAGTGATATATTCACGTATTCGTCGAACATTCTCTCCCCGTATAGCAAACACCCCTTTACCAGCGTCTTTATTTCCGTTACCTTTAACGGCGTTCCGTCCGCTTTGGTCGCCCCGCTGTCCTTGATCGCCTTTACCAATCCGGCAGCTTGTTGTGAATAGTGCTCGTTGAACAAGTGCTCACGCACCGCATCCAGCACCTTGTCGGGGTCTGCTCCGGTCTTTCGGATCAGCGAACAATAATTGCGTACCCACGTATTATATCCGGTCGATTGTCGGTCGTCCATAAACTCGGGATGCTGCATCTTTCCTCCGAACGATTCGTAAAATTCAGGCAGCGTCTTTCTCGCTACAAATTCATTCGCCAGCTCCATATACCGCCTCGCCAACGTAGTAAGGTATTCGTTGCCGGGTTTGTTGCGGTTGTGTGTGATCTCGTGCCAAAAGGTCGCCAGTGCGTCCGCTTCCTCGAACGAAACCTCGCCGCCCTGCCGCAGCTTGGTAAGCCCCGACAATACCCGATCGAGCCGCTCGCGGGTCATGTCGATATTTCCGTTCATATCGGTAGAACCGTTTACGCCTTTTCGTCTCGTTACTTCCAAAGTCTTAAATCCGCGCTCGAACCATGCCCGGCGATCCTCTTGTTCCTGTATGAATCGCACCGCCTGTTCGGGGGTCTTTATCTCCTCGGCGAGTTTTGCGACGATCTTTTTTGCTGCTTCGGGAGCCTTGTTATACGGGTGTTTGTCCGGGAACACTTTTAACTCCTTTCCGGGATTGAACCGGAAAATCCGCTTTTTGGGTTCCTCGGTGATCTCCTCGCCGATCCCGACCGCCTGCTGGCTGTCGCTCTCGGGGTACCTGCCTTTGCGTACCTGTACGACGACGCAACGGCAGTTCCAGCCGTTGGGCGGCATGAACTGCTCCCAAAACGGATCGCTCACGGGCAGGGTGATGTTGTGCAGCCGCTGGTGTTCCTCCCGCACCCGCTCGTCGTTCGCCGTCCGGTACTGCAAATTGTACCGATCGCCGTCCTGCTGGAAATCGTGCCATTTCGCCGCCATTTGGGACGACGTTACCGCGTGATTGTATTCCGCATACAGATAGTTGCGGTTATACTTGGCGTCGATTTTTGCGACGTCCTCGTGGAATTTCTCGAACGGTTTTATCCCTCCGTCGTCCCCGATCAGTGACAAGCCGACCTCGTTCAACGAGTGGTATGTTTTCAGTCCGGAGAAAATAAAGGCGTTGTTTTCCAGCAGCCCGGTAAGTTCTGCGGGCATTTCCTCGCCTATTGACGACGACACGGCACCTCCAAGGATGCGAAACGTCTCGTCGATCACGTCGCGGGCTGGCTGTTCCTGCAACATGGAGGGGGTAAAACCGCCCCTTTCGCGCACCCATTCTGCGGCACGTTCAAATACGCGGCTGTCAAACCCGAAATCGGGCGTTTTTTCGTCGTCTGCAAGCGTTAAAAGCTCGTCGCGGTATAAACCCTCGACCGCATCGTCAAGACCCCGGTAAAACGCCCGGAAATTCTTTGTCGGCACCTCCCGGGGGCTGGCGTCCTTGCCTTTGCTGGCGTCAGCCCCTACTCGAAAAAACTGTTTGCGCTGGTTTTCTTAACCCCGGTGATCGGGATTTTGTACTTGTCGGCAAAATAATTCGGGTCGATGTCGTACTCCTGCAGGAGCAGGCGTTCGATCTCGCGCTGCTCTGCCGGGGTGTAGCTCGTCGCCTCGTTCCAGTCGAACGTCACCCCCGCGAGCGGGAACCCGTGCCGGATCATCAGCGGGATAAGTCGGTCGTTCACGAGGTACTTTATCATCGTGGCGTCCGCACGGCAGATGTTCTCGAACACCTCGAGGTGCGTTTCCGACTGCGACAAAGAGCTGCCGTTGTCGATCGTCATAGTCTGCCCGAGTATGCCTTTGGAAATTTCGGAGTTGCATCGGTCGATCCGTTTGTCGTACACGTTGTATGCGTCGCCCCGGCTGGTCTCCTTGATTTCGATCTCGGTGCCCTCCGGGAACAACCCCCACGATGCGGCACCCATTTCGGCGAGCATGGTTTCGATCCGCGCGATGTCTTTCGTGTCCTGTGACATGGTTTTGCCGATACGGATCGGCATGCCGAACACCTCGCCGAACGTGTCCCAGTAGGCGAGCATGTTTTTCTTGGAGAGCGACTGCGGGGCGCATTTAAGCAGCACGCCGAGGTCTCGAGCTTTCCCGACCTCGATGCACCACACGGCGATGTCGCCCTCGCGGTACGATATGCCGTTTTTCCAGTCGTCGCCCGCCTCCCGGGTAATAACGCCGTATTCGGGTACGACGTGCTTGCGGGGCACCAGTTCGACGCCCGTAAAGGACATTACGCCGTTCTCGTTGGTGATGTCTCCGAACTGGATCAACGAATGCCCGAAATAAGGACTATCGAGTGCGAGGTCGAGGAAATCGTTGAACCACTCGCGCTCGAACATAAGGCGGGCTTTGTCGTCCTCCTTGCCGTTCTTCCCGGTGAGGACGAACGGTTTTTGCAGGGTCTTTCCCTTGCGCTGGGCGATACAGCCGGAGAGGTGCAGATCGACCAGCGCGTCGTTGTACACGTCGAGCAGGGCGCAGCGGTTCGGCTGCTCGTAATTGATCGCCGCCTGCCATGCCTGCCGCCACGTGGCGATGTCCTTTTTGGTGAGGCTCTCGGTCTGCTGGTTCAGTTCGATAAGGACGTCCCTTTTCTTCTTTACCTGCGTGGCGAACTGCGCGGCGAGATTGAGCACGTCGCGCCTGTGCCGAGCCGAGGTTCCGGGCATCATTGAAAGGAAATTATCAAAAAAACGCATTCAGCATAAAATCACAATTTAAGCGGCGTTTAACCGCTGTTTAATAATCGTATTTGCTGGCGGACATGCCGCCGTAACGTATCGGGTTCGAGGTATCGGTTTCCCCGTCCTCTCCGGTGTACGTCGGTAGATTCGGCATTGAACCGCCTTTGCTCACGCGGGTAAGCCATGCGATCGCGTTGTCGTAAAGCTCCTGCCGTCCGTCGAGAGCCAAGTTCTGCGGGAGCCAGTGCACGAGATAGTACAGGGCGATATTTACCGTCACCTGCACGAGCATCGCGTTGCGCTGGTCTCCCTCGGCGGCAAACGCTTTTTCAGTATCATAGCGCGGACGGAGGTAGCTTGCGACCTCCTCCATAGCGACCCGCTCGGCTTTCTGCCGGGTCTCGGGTTCGCTGCGGGTGAGTATGTCGAGTTCGTCTTCGTCGCATACCACCCTGTAATCGTCCTCGGTGAGAAACATTGTTACCGGGTTTTGTAGATTGCGAGCGATTCCGCCTTTTCGGGCGTGAAACCCTTGCAGAACGCGCCCTCCTTAATCTTGGCTTTGAGGTGCTGTTTGCTCACGACGAGGGGTTTGCCGCCGTACATGAGCACGAGCCACTTTTTGCCCGTCACTACGGCGTTTCGGTCGGCTCGTTTGATTGCCCGCTTGCATCGGATGTAAAGCACATAGCTCTTGTATGCCTTTACGCACTTTCTGAAAATCTTTACCATGAGTTTTTAGAGGTTGGTCGCCGCCCGAACTTGGGGGCGAAAGTTTTTATTCTTGTTTGCTGTTGCAGGATGTAGATCGCCCCCTCGTCGGCGTCGGGCGCGTCGTCGTGGCTGCTGGTTCCTTTTTCAAACGCGAGGGTCTGTTCCAGTCCCGCGAGCGTGTCGGGGTCGTTCTGCCTGTCGGCGTTGTAGAACACGAACCCGCGCTCCCACAGCGGGGAGATTCCCTCGATGCGCTGGAACTTGTCCGGCTTCTTGCGTTTGTCCGCCCGTATGGGTAGCTGGTACCCGCGTAAATTCCCCTCTCGGGTAAATTCGTCGAGGATGATGTCTTGCAGGAAATTCGCCTCGATGTAGTAATAGCATATCACCCCGGCGACGATCATCCGCTCGTGCAGGTCGTACCACCAGCGCACCATTTCGGCGACCGAGCATTGCCGCACGAACGCCTCGATTTGGTGCAGTTCCGTCCCGATCTTTCCCCACAGCTTGATTGCCTTGTAGTCGTTTTTGCTGGTGCCTTTGAACGAGGGGTCGCAATACGCCACGAGGTAATCGTACTTGCAGAGCTTCGGCAGCTTCTTCCACTTGATCCACGTGTGTTTGAACACCGCGCCCTCGGTAATCGGGTTGTTCATCATTTCCTTTTGGAAAGAGCGGTACCCCATGAAACGCTCCATGTCGCGGAGCTCGTCGATCGACCATTTCGACGCCCACGCCACGCGCCCCTGCTTGTCGATCGCGTTCACCTGCGAGACCAGCACGCCGTCGGTTGCGCAGATATTGGCGAGCACGCTGCACTTGCTTATAAGGTTGCCGACCATGATAAACCGCCCGCGCCCGCCGTCGAGGGCACCGAACAACGCCTCTTTTACCCAGTCGGTAAGTTTGTTTACCCGGGTTTCGTTGCCGCATAATTCGTCGTCGTCGAGGTCGTCGATCACGATGTAGTCAGGGCGGTGGTTCCGGTACCGCAAGCCTCGGGGCGACTGCCCGCGTCCCCGGGCGAAAAATGCGCACCCGTCGGCGGTAACAAATTCGCCCTCTTCCCAGCTTCCGGAATTGTACTGAACGCCGAAATCGTTTATATAGCGTTGGTTATACTGCAACTCCGCCTGCAAGTCCGCCAGCAGGGTATTTGCGTTCTCCTGCGACTTGCCGACGAGCACCATTACGTTTATATCCCGCACCTTTTGGCACTTCAACCACATGGGGATCATTATATCCATGTGGGTACTCTTGGCGTGTCCTCGCGCCCATTTGAACGCAGCTTTGAGGTTGCGGTTCTTGCGTATTTTATTCGCCGCTTCGATGTGGAACGGCGCGCTCTCGGTATGTTTTCCTGTTGCCGGGTCGTCGGTGTAGTGCGGGAAATAGTAATTCACGAAAAAGGCATAATCCGCCCGTGCCCGTTTGATGCGTGCCTGCTTGTCCGCCTCGCTTTCAGCCCGGTTTACGGTGGTCTGCGCCTGTACGTTGTCGCACCACTCTTTCCACCGTTTGGTGGCGTCATTTACTCCTGCGACTGACATTATTGCCCTTTCGTGCTTAAAAGTTCCGAGACATACAGGTCTTGAAACCGATTGATCGCCTTTATCAGTTCGGGGGTGAGTTCCTCGTCATTGGTCGCCCTGTGTTGTAGCCACTTGCCGAAACCGATGAACACCTCGATCGCATCGACGACGCTCGCCTTTTTGTCGAGCTTCTCTATTGTCGCCGCCAGTTTGGAAAGTTTATCACAGGCTCCGGCTACTTTCTCGGCATCCCGTTCTTCGTTGAGCTTTTCAACCTCGTTGCTTATTGCCCGCAGCAGGTTGTTTACGATTTCGGGGCGTGTGACGCTTTGGGCAGCTCTGCGTTTGTCCCACGCTTCCTCTGCCACCCACCTGTTTATGGTCTGTTTTGAAACGCCGACTTTCTCGGCGATGATGTTCTGCTGTTCGCCCGACATGTAGAGCACGCGGGCAAATTCCTTTTTCTCCTCGGAGACCTTATTTGCCATTCATAAGATGCGGTTTAATTGGTTCGTGCTCCCGAACGGGAGTTTTCCACGATGCAAAATTCGGTGACTGCCCCGTGAAAATAAAAAAGGTTGCAAACTATTTACACTCTTTTTGTTAGGGCGTTGCAAACCCCGCAAATTTGCATCGTTCAACATCGCGGAGTAGAGCAGTTGGCAGCTCGTGAGGTTCATTCCCTCAAGGTCGCAGGTTCGATTCCTGCCTCCGCAACAATATCGCGGGATAGAGCAGTTGGCAGCTCGCGAGGTTCATTCCCTCGAGGTCGGCGGTTCGAGTCCGCCTCCCGCTACAAAAACCCTTTTTAGAAGTATGACCGACGGGGACGGTGGAGCCCTTAAAAGAAAAATGCCGTCCCCTATTTTTTGACGAATGGCAAAAGACTTTATCATCAACACGAGCGGACTTAACAGCTACGGCACCCGTGTCCTTACCCCGGGAATCGACCTCACGCAGTACAAGCGCAACCCGGTACTCCTCTACATGCACACGCGCGGTTTCGACGGCAAGAGCACTCCGATCGGGCGCGTCGAGAATATCCGCGTCGAGGGCGACGAGTTGCGGGGTACCCCCGTGTTCGACATGAAAGACCCGTTTGCGGCGGAGATCGCCCGCAAGTGGGAGGAGGATTTTATCCGCATGTGTTCGGCGGGGCTGGAGCCCGTCGAGTTGAGCACGGCGACCGAGTACCTGTTGCCGGGACAATCCCGTGCAACGGTCGTGCGCTCGAAGCTCGTCGAGGTCTCCATTGCGGACATCGGTTCCAACGACGACGCCCTGCAATTATACGAGCCGAGCGGTAAAATCCTGCGGCTGGCATCGGGCGCGGACAGCGAGATCGTCCCGCTCCTCAAAAACGCACACTCCCCGGCGGCGGAGCCTGCCCCGGAAGAGAACAACGGTAACAATCAAACCCTTTTTTCGATGAACAAAATCCTACTGACCCTCGGGTTGCCCGCAACGGCTACCGAGGACGACGCGGTAAACGCGATCACCAAGTTGCAGGGCGACGTCGCCCGTATCGAGACGCTCGAACTCTCCCGCATCGAGGCGGCGGTCGATGCTGCTATCGAGGCAAGAAAGACGACCGCCGACAAGCGCGACCACCTTATCACGCTGGGTAAAAAGGCAGGTTTCGACGTCCTGCAATCGACTATCGCCATGCTGACCCCGGTACAGAAGCCGACACAGCTTATCAACCCGGCGGGCGGAGCGGCTTCGAGCGCGAGCGTCGAGCTGGCATACTCGGAAATGTCCGACGAGCAGCTCCGTAAGCTCGAAAAAGAGAACCCGGAGAAGTTCATGCAACTTTTCAAAGCCGAGTTCGGCTATGTCCCCAAGATCGACAAGTAACACTCAAAACCTTTCTAACAGAATGAAAAAGTTTCTTTTTGCCCTTATGGGCTTTATCTGCGCGATTTCCGTGAATTGCGCCGCCGGAGCTGTCGGAGCCTCCGCGCTCGGGGTTCAGCCCGTGTACGGTGTGCTGGCGGTGAACGGCGTCTCTTTCCTGTCCGGGCTGTGCGGCGGTTTCATGCCCTCGGGGGCTGCCTGCGCCGGACTTTACACCGAGGCGTGGACGGGCTTTATGATTAAAGCGTTCCGCACCGATCCCGAGGGGCTGGGCTGGTACAGCAAAATCCGCTCGTTCGACCAGTATGTCGAAAAAGACGTGATCCATTTCGTGAATATCGGCGGCGATCCTACCGTACTGGTGAACAATACCTCGTACCCGCTGGAGATCGAGGAACTGGAGGACGGCGACAAGGCTGTGACGCTCGACAAGTATCAGACCAAGCCGACGCGCATCACCGACGACGAGCTGTATTCGCTCTCTTACGACAAAAAGGCGACGGTTATCGAACGCCACAAGGAGGCTATTTCGGAGAAGAAATACTCCCGAGCCATTCACGCGATCGCCCCGAACGAAAACAGCACGGCAACTCCCGTGATCCTCACGAGCGGCGAGGCGTCCGAGGGTCGCAAGATTATGACGCGCAAGGACATCGTGCGCCTCAAAAAGCTGTTCGACAAGAACAAGGTGCCCAAGGCGGGGCGTTGCCTCGTGTTGTGCAGCGACCATGTCGCCGACCTGCTCGAAAACGACCAGAAGTTCTACAACCAGTATTATAACGCCGAGAGCGGAAAGATCAACAAGGTGCTGGGCTTTGAAATCTACGAGTATGACGACTGCCCGTACTACAACGCTACCACGCTGAAAAAGGTCGCATACGGTTCTGTTCCGGCGGATACGGACATGCAGGCGTCGATCGCTTTCTCGCCTACGCGCATGATGAAAGCCAACGGCAGCGTCAAGACCTACGCATCGGAGGCGAAGAACAACCCGGCCACGCAGGAAAACCTTATCAGTTTCCGCACTTACTCGATCTGCCTGCCCCTCAAAAACGAGGCTATGGGCGCGATCGTGAGTGCCAAGGTGACCGCCAGCGCGGGCGACAACAAGTAATCCCAAAACTACCCGACAAATGAAAAAGGAGCTTAAATACTTGGTTATCCATTGCACCGCCACACCCCGAGGACGCGAGGTAACAGCCGACGAAATCCGGGCGTGGCACACGGCTCCCCAACCGCGAGGCAGAGGGTGGCGGCAAGTGGGATATACCGACCTTTTTCATTTGGACGGTAGTGTCGAGCGGCTTGTCGCTAACAACGAGGATGCGTGGGTTGATGATTGGGAGATCACGAACGGAGCCGCCGGATATAACGGCGTGTCGCGGCATATCGTGTATGCTGGCGGTTGTGAGAACAACAAGGCACTCACCCCGGCGGACACGCGCACCCCGCAGCAGCTCGAAGCCTTGAAGCGGTACGTGCTGGCGTTCCACGCCCGGCATCCCCGGGTGAAGATCGTCGGGCACCGCGACCTGCCGGGCGTGCATAAGGCGTGCCCCTCGTTCGACGTTCCCGCGTGGTTGAAATCTATCGGTATTGTGCAATGAGTACGGAGTTGTTGTTAGCGATTATCGGCATTACTGCGGCACCTGTCACCTCGTGGCTTGCCTCGAAACTCACGCGGCAGAAATACAATACCGAAATCGCAAGGCTGCGCGCCGAGGTTGCCGCTGCCCGTGCGGATGCCAACCGCAAGGAACTGGAGAACGTGCGTGTCGGAAACGAGATTATCATGCAGAACATCGTGCACCCTTTGGAGGTGCAGGTAAAACGACTGAATACGAATGTTTCAAGACTGGAAAAAGCCGTCGGCAAAATTTCTCTTTGCCCTCACGCTGCTGACTGCCCTGTTTCTCACGAGTTGCGCAAGCACAAAGAATGCGACGATCCGGAGCACGACGACAAGTAACCTCGAACATGCTGCCGATTACGGGGAGGAAACAGAAACGAGCAACACCGAAAGTTTGGAAGCGGTCGGCGATCGGCACGAACAGACCGATACCGAAACGACAACCGAGCTGACGAGCAACGAGGAGGTAACGACCACCGTGCGGGAGTACGACACGGACAAACCGACCGATCCCGTCACGGGGACGCCGCCGCTCAAACGGGAAACCACCCAAACGCGGCGCAAGACGGATGCGGGGCGGCAGACGCAGACCACCGGGCAGACGATCGACGAACACAGGGAACTATCCGGCGAATCAAGCAGCCGCGAAGCTGCCAAAACGGAATTACAGACAACCAGCGGGGAGAGTACGCATACCGACACGGACACCGAAACCCACGAACGGCGGGGGTTGAATCCCCTGCAACGTCTGCTCTGCACCCTCGGGGGGATTGCCGTCGCTGCGGGGGTCGTGTGGCTGGTGTGGAAACTTAAACGGCATTTATAAACCATTCAAACACCATTTGACTATGGCAAAAAAAGAAGATAAGGCGGAGAACCCGCAAAACAAGACCGGGGCACCTGTTCCGACCGGACAGGAACCCCCGCAGGACAACACCGGGGAGGGCATGACGGATCAGCCGCAGGCGGGAGGCAAGCAGCCGACCCCGGGCGGTGCTGCCGACAATGCAGAACCCGCAGCGAAAACCCCGACCAAAAAATCGGAGCCGAAAGTTTCGGACGCCGTGCAGAAGGTCGGCAAAGCCCTGCTCAAAAGCAACCCCGATATGTCGGTCGTGTACATGACGGCAGACGGTCGCGGGTTCTACGAGAAAAACGACGCGGACAACCATGCCCGCACGCTCAACAACAAGGCGGTAACGCCCGTAAAGAGATAGCCGAATGCAGAGTATCAAATTTGAACGCACCAACGGCAACATCCCCAAGACGGCGGCGGGACAGGATCACGTCAGCGGGTTCCTCGCCTACGTGACGGCTCTGCCGGAGGGGTTCTCGGAGGAGAACCGCATACAGGCGTGCTCCTCGATCGAGACCGCCGAGAAACTCGGCATCACCAGCGACGAGGGCGCGGCGTGGGAAATCCGGATGCTGCACTACCATTTGAGCGAAATTTACCGTCTCAACCCGGGCATCAGCCTGTATGTCGGTCTTTTCGCCAAGCCTACGGGCGGCACCTACACCTTTTCGGAGGTCAAGAGCCTGCAAAACTACGCGGGCGGCTCTCTGCGGCAGGTTGCGGTGTGGTGCGGGCACAAGGAGCTCGATGCGGGCGACCTCACGGCGTTGCAGGGCATCGCCACCTATTTGCAGGAATACGACCGTCCGCTCTCAATCGGTTACGCTCCGAAAGTCGCCTCCGTCACGTCGCTACCGTCGAGCCTTGCGGGAGCCGGGAAATGCAATGTCTCGGTCATCATCGGACAGGCAGGCAAGGGTGTCGGGGCGCAGTTGTACGCCGACAAGGGCAACACGGGGAAAGCCTCGGTTTCCGGGCTCGGCGTGTGGCTGGGCATCACCTCCAAAGCGGCGGTACACCAGTCGATCGCCTCGGTCGAGAAATTCCCGACGGGTATCGACCTGCCTGCGTTCGGCGACGGAACGCTGCTGCGCGACCTCGACACGGCGATCGTTGAGAACCTCGACGTCTCGCGTTACCTGTTTTTCGTGACTTACGACGGCTTTGCCGATTCGTATTTCAACGATTCGCACACAATGGACGATGCGGTGAGCGATTACGCCTATATCGAGAACGTCCGTACTATGGACAAGGCGGTTCGCGGCATCCGTAAAGCCCTGCTCCCGAAACTCGGCGGCGAGCTCTACGTGAACGCGGAGACCGGGCAACTCGCCTCCTACGAGGTGGAATACCTCACCGAGCTTGCGAACAAGCCGCTCGAGGACATGCAGAAAGCGGGCGAGTTGAGCGGCATGTTGGTAGAAATCGACCCCGATCAAGACGTGTTATCGACCTCCGAGCTGGAGTTCGTCATCAAGCAGGTAGGCGTCGGGGTATTGCGCAGGATCAGATGTAAAATCGGCTTTGCAAAAAAAGCATAAACCAATCGGCTGAATGGCAGAAGCAACGGATTTAATCCCTCTTATCAACGGTATCGAATACTCGTGGGGCGACATCACGGCGACCGTCGGGGGCGTGCCTGTCGTCGGAATTACGGCGATCGAGTACGGCGACGACCAAGTTGTCGAGAACCACTACGGGGCGGGGCGTTTCCCGGTCTCGTACTCCAAAGGCAGAGTAACCCCGAGCGCCAAGATCACCGTCGCAATGGGCGAGGTGATCGGCTGGCAGGCGAAAAGCCCGACCGGGCGGTTGCAAGACCTCGCACCGTTCCCTATCGTTGTGGCGTACATCCCCGAGGACGGGCAGATCGTAACCGACAAGATTATGAACTGCCGTTTCAAGAAGAACGCCCGCAACTGGAAAGAGGGGGACACGCGGCAGCTCGTCGATCTCGAGCTGGTGCCCTCGCATATCAAGTGGCACAACAAGTAACAGCAAGTTTAACCGGGGCGGGCGTGACTGCCTGCCCCTTTTTATCGAGTAATTTATGAACAAGAACAACAACACCGAGGAGATCAAGGACGCCAAAGGCGAAGTAGTCCGCACGCTCGTGTTCACGGACAAGGACGGGGTGAGAACCTACAAGGACAAGGACACCGGAGAGACTGTAAAGACGCTCAACATCTGCAACGGCGGTGTGTCGGACGAGCAGGTCAAGGTGTGGAAAGGCGAACACCGCAAGGTACACATGATCGAGGTCGAGGATGACGGCGACCTGTTTGTCGGTTATTTCCGCCGCCCGAGCATGGAAACCATGTCGGCGGTAAACCAACTGACCAAAAAGGACGAGGTGAAAAGTACCTCGGTCATGTTCGAGAACTGCTGGCTCGGCGGTGATCCGGTAATGAAAACCGACACGCTGGTACGCATGGCGGCTATTAAACAGCTCGGGGCGATGTTCGACCGTGTTGTGGGTACCTTAAAAAACGTGTAGAGGCGTACCAACTGAGCGATAACGACGGGGAGCAGTACATCGCCAAAGGGTGCGCCTTGATCCGGGCGAATTTCCACATAGACCCGCGCCAACTCTCCGAGGAGGAGTGGGCGCAGCGTTTCTCCGAGGCTGTATGGATCGAGGGGAGGCGACTGACCAACCTTGCCAAGATTTTAGCAAAATTATTCGAGACTCCAGAGAATGAGTGACTACGCTTTTAACTATTCGTTCAACATCACCGGAAACGCCTCCACCGCTGCGCAGCAGATTACGGGGGATGTTACCGCATTGAACAATACCGTAAAGCAGGCTACCGGGATATGGGACTCGTTTGCTGGCAAGGTTGTCGCGTTCAACCAGCTATCGCAGTTTGTCGAGGGGTTCTCGCGCACGGTGGACGAAACGCTCGCCCCGGGTGCCGCGCTCAACGCTTCGCTCGCCGACCTGTCGGCAATTTCGGGCGAGACGGGCGAAAGCCTCAAAACGATCGAGCGCTACGCGCGTGATGCGGCAAAGACGTTCGGCGGTTCGGCAGCGCAGAGCGTCGAATCGTACAAACTGCTGCTCTCGCAGCTCTCCCCGGAACTTGCCAAAACTCCGGACGCCCTCAAAGCTATGGGGGACAATATCGCCGTATTGAGCAAGACGATGGGCGGAGACGCGAAAGCTGCCGCCGAGGTGCTCACAACGGCGATGAACCAGTACGGGGTATCGCTTGCCGATCCTATGGAGGCGAGCCGCAAAATGGCGCAGATGATGAACGTCATGGCGGCGGCGGGACAGGCGGGTTCCGCCGAGCTGCCGACGATCAAAGTCGCGCTCGAGCAATGCGGTATGGCTGCAAAGGCGGCGGGCGTATCGTTCGAGGAGACGAATGCCGCGATACAGGTACTCGACAAAGCGGGCAAAAAGGGAGCCGAGGGCGGTGTCGCCCTGCGAAACGTCATGTCGATACTCGCCACCGGGCGCTTTCTGCCGAAAGACGTGCAGGAGGAGCTCACGGCGGCGGGTGTGGATATAAACGCACTCACGGACAAGTCGAAAACCCTCACGGAGCGGTTGCAGCCCCTCAAAACCGTGCTCGACGATACGGCTTTGTTTACGAAACTGTTCGGGCGTGAGAACAGCAACGCGGCAATGGCTCTGGTGCAGGGCATCGACGAGGTGAATCGTTACACGGACGTCATTTCCGGAACGAATACGGCATTCGAGCAGGCGGGGATCATCATGGAATCGTACAACGAGAAGAAAGCCCGGATACAAGCCCGGTTCGATGATTTCCGCATTTCGATATTCAACGCGACGGGAGATTTCGGCATTTGGGTCGAAACGGTCGCGGGTTCGCTCGTTCCGCTCTCGCAGCTTATGCCGCTTATTATGGGCGTCGGCAAGGCTATGACGCTGGTAAAGAGTATCAATTTCGCGGGTGTGTTCTCGTCTCTTTCGCGTGTGGTGACGGCAGCGCGTTACCAGTTGCTTTTCATGAACGCCGAACTCCGTACCGGGCAAATGGTATCTATCGGATTCCTCGGGAACATCACCCGGGCGACCGCCGCCGTCGTTCGTTTTGCAACGGTGGGGCTGCTCTCGGGTATAAAGGCTCTCGGGGCGTGGGTGCTCTCCCTTGTCACGGGCGGCACGGCGTCGGCGACGTTCGCGGGCATCGCTTCGGGAGCTTTTGCCACGTTCAAGGTCGCGGCGGTATCGGCGTGCCGGGCTGTGGGTATCGCTATTATGAACATCCCGATCATCGGCTGGATTGCCGCCGCAATCGCGGGACTTATCGCATTGGGCGTCTATTTTTGGAATACCTCGGCAAAGTTCCGTGCCGTGCTTAAAGGTCTCGGTGCCGCGTTTGTCGCCACGTTCAAGGGTATTTGGAATTTAGCAAAAAACGTGTTCGGGTCTATCGGCGACCTTATCAAAGCGGCGTTTTCGCTCGACGGTAAAGGGATCAAGGAGGCGATCAATCGGCTGAAAGGCGGGTTCTCGGAGTTCGGCAGCAGCGTCGGCAAGGCATTCAATGACGCTTACGAGGGTGAAATGGCACGCAGCAAGGCGGAGCAGGAAGCCAAGAAGAAAGCGGAGGCGGGCGACACGGACGATCCAGTCGTCGTCGCTCCGGATTCGGGCGGTGGGGCTATTTCGACAGGATTGGCGGGCATCGGCGGCAGTCCGGACAAGGCGGATAAAATCAAAAACATCAACGTCACGATCGAGAAGGTGATCGACAAGTTCGAGATACACACGACCAACATGCACGAGGACATCGGCAAGGTAAAGGAAATGGTCGCGGAGGCTCTGACCGGGGCGGTGAACGACGTAAACTATGCAATGTAATGAGCGGATTGTCCCCTATAAGTTTTGAGTTCGTGGCGGCGGGTGTCGCCCGTCGCGCTCGTGTTGCCCTTGCGCACCTTGTCCCCTCGCAGGTAAACAAGGAGGTTCCCTCGTGGAAAGGACACGACGGAACAATCGAGGGGGCAGAGGTCGCAACGCCGATCACCGACCGGACGTTTTGGGAGAGCCGTTACGTGCTCACGGAGCTGACCTTGTGCAAGGAAAACGGCGAAACGCTGGTCGTGAATGATGCGGTCGTCACCGTCACGCAGGAGAAACACATCGTCCGCACGACGCTCGTCGGTCTGAACGGTACGATCAAGGAGTACATCTGCAACGGCGACTATGACATCAGCATAAGTGTCGGTATTGTCGCAGTGGATTCCAACGGGCAGATCGTGGACGAATACCCGAAGGAGGGCATCCGCAAGATACGGGAGTTCTTGGACGAAAACAAGGCGGTCGATGTGACGAGCGTGTTCCTATCGATCTTCGGCATCGGGCGTATGGTCGTCACGCGGTTTTCACTCAAACAGGAAACGGCGTCGAATCGTCAGACGATCGAGGTGCGGGCACTCTCGGACGAGGATTATGTAATCAAGAGTACCGAATATTAAACGGCATTTGAAAAGCGGTTAAATAATGTTTAGGCTAACGGCAAAAATAGAGATCAGAAGCGCGAAAACGTGGGTTTTCGATAAGGTCGCTTCGGTGGAGATCACCCGCGACATCGAGACGCTCACGGACACGTGCGTTTTGCAGTTGCCTAAAAAAGTGAAATGGCAGGGTGAAAGTACGCTTCCGATCAAGCGCGGCGATGAGGTGACGGTATGGCTGGGGTACGACGGCGACCTGCAATTCGCTTTCCGAGGTTTCATAACGACTCTCGGGCTGAAAACCCCGACGACGATCACCTGCGAGGATTACATGTTCCGTCTCAAACAGCGAGAGGCGAAGAAGCTCACGTACAAGGACGCCACGATCGGGCAAATCCTCAAAGATCAAAAACTCGGCATCGGGTACAAGGTTTTCGGGGAGCAGTCGATCGGGCAGTACCGCGTTACGGCTGACACGTTGAGCGCACTTTTGGGACAGTTGAAAGATCACGCTGGGGTGCGGTCGTTTATCCGCATCGAGGACGACGAACCTGTGTTGTACTCGGGTGTGCTGTTCGAACGGGGCAAGAGTCCTAAACAGGTCTTTGCGACGGGTCTGAACCTTATCGACGACACGCAGCTCAAAGTACAGAATGCCGCCGACGTGAAAATCAAGGTCAAGGCGGTTTCGCTTATGCCGAACAACAAGAAAATCCGGGTCGAGGTGGGCGACACGGACGGGGAAACCCGGACGCTGCACACCTACAACAAGCAGGAGGCGGAGTTAAAGGCATGGGCGAAACAGGAACTCGAACGGCTGAAACGTGACGGTCTCGTAGGGTCGTTTACGACGTTTGGCGCGGAGCTGGTCGATAAGCTCGACAACGTGGGTATCAAGATCGACGGCGAGCGCAAAGGCGTCTATCAAGTACAGAAAAACGTAATAAAATACTCCCCGAGCGGTTTCCGACAGGAAATCACCCTCGGGGCGAGAGTGGCAGAATGACGATACAGGAAGCAATCCGGAAAATGGCGGCGGCAGGCACAGAACCGTACTGCAAGGTCTGCACGGTCGATGCGGTGGACGAGGACGCCCGCACGGTGGACTGCACCCCGCTCGACGAGGGTGCGCCGCTCGTGGGCGTGAACCTGCAAGCCAACCAAGAGTGCGGGGAGGGCGTCGTGCTGTTTCCTGCGGTCGGCAGCTACGTCGTCGTGTCGTTTCTCGGGGCATCGGTGGCGGTGGTCGTCCTTGCGGAGAAAGTCGATAAAATCGACCTCAAAATCGGAGACACCTCGGCGGAGATAATGGACGGGCAGGTCGATATTGCCGTCCGAGACACGACGGCAAAGATCAGTCCCGAGGGGGTTGTCATCAACGGCGGCGGTTTGGGCGGCATGGTAAAGATCGAGCAGCTCACGCAGAAGCTCAACGAGTTTATCTCGGCGTTCAACAGCCACACGCACGAGATTCCGACGGGTGTCGTTGCGGTGGCGGGCAGCGCAACGGCGCAGTCAAACCCCGCTCCGGTCATGGTTCCGGCAATCACGAGCCAACACCCGAGCGTCGCGGTATCGGACTACGAGGATGAAAAAGTGAAACATTGATCGAATGGTTGGAATGTTAATAGACCCGGACACGGGCGATTTGCAGGTCAAGGACGGCGCGCTGGCACTCGGTGACAATACCGAACAGGTTGCCGAATGCGTGCTTTTGGCAGCCCGGGGCGAGTTGAAAGAACACCCGCTCGTGGGTGCCGAGATTACCAAACTGGCAAACGGCAATGGCGATCCGCTTTGGAGCAACAACGCGAAACAGATGCTCCAAACGTGCGGGGTTCCGGTTTCGCGCGTTTCGATCGACGACAACCGCATAACGATAGAGTAATGAACAAGATAAAACCCCTCGACAGACAGAGCCTTATCGACGTCGCGCTGCAAACGAGCGGCAGCGTGGAAGGTGCCCTCGGCATGTCGATCAAAAACGACATCCCGGTATCGGGCGAGCTTGCCCCGGACGTGGAGCTCGAGACCGCCCCGGTGGTCGATAAACTGGTTCTCGGGCGTTACGAGGCGCGGGGCGTCCGCCCGGCGACCGACATTTCGGCGGAGGACTTGGCGTGTGTGCCCTACGGGGGTATCGGTTTTATGGGAATTGAAATTGATTTTATAGTGAGCTAATGGCGAGGACTATTGCAGAGATAAAAGACGGCATCGCCGGGGATTTCATGCGCAACGAGGACGTGGCGCGTGCCTACGGCTTCGAGGCTGGCGACAGCTTTACGGCGCATTTCAGCAAGGCGTCGGTGGAAAGCGTGTTGTTCTACATTTTCGCCTGCGCCGCGTGGATCGTGGAGAGCCTTTTCGACGAGCACAGGCGGGAGGTGAACTCGTGTATCGAGGAGATTTTGCCGCACCGCCCCAAATGGTATCGTGACAAAGTGCTGGCCTTTATGAAAGATAAAATCCTCGTGGCTGATACGGACTATTACGACACGGCGGGCATGAGCGATGCCGACATAGAGGCGGCGCGTGTGGTGAAATATGCGGCGGCCACCGAAAGCAGCGACGCTTCGCTGTTGACGATCAAGGTTGCCGGAGAAAACGGCGGGGTACGTCAGAGGTTGGACGGGGAGACCGAAACGCAGCTCGCGGCATATATCGCCGAGTTCAAGGACGCGGGGGTGCGCATCAACTTGGTAAATATCGACGCCGACACGTTCAACTGCGAGGTCGATATTTATTACGATCCGATGCTGTTGCCCGAGGAGGTCGAGGGCGCGTGCCGGGAGACGGTGCGGGCATATATCGAGGACCTCCCGTTCAACGGCGAATATACGAACATGGCACTCGTGGATGAGTTGCAGAAAGTCGAGGGGGTGAAGATCGTCGAGTTCCGGGGCGCGACGACCTCGGCGAACGGGGAAACGGCAGTCGTTCCGATCAACGCCCGGCATGTTCCCGTCGCGGGCTATTTCAAGGCGGGGACGATAACGATAAACAGGTACGTGTATGAGTAAGTACGAGGTAAATATCAAGCGTTTCGCGTTGCTCCTGCTGCCGACGTTCTGGCGCAAACCGCTCCTTGCGACGCTCGCCTATGCAATGGTCTCGCCGCTGGGGTACCTGCATACCCGTTTCGTGCTGTTCCGCCGCGATACCGTTTACCGCCTTACCCACAACGGGCAGGTGTGCTACCTACGGGCGGTATTGAATGACCAGTTCGACCCGATCGAGCGGCGTATCACGATCACGGAGGAGGCAGCGAGCGCGGGTGTTTTGATGCTTCACAAGCGAGAGGAGGAGCAGGCCTTCCTGCTGCCGACCCGCGACACGGGCAGGGCTTTTATTATCAACCGCCGGGGCTTCGGCGGGATCAACGGATTCGATTTTTGGGTGAACATCCCGATTTCGCTATACGACACGGTGGACGCCTCCCGCCTGCGGGCTATTGTCGGCACGTACAAACTGGCGTCGAAACGGTTTTCGATAAACTACATTTGAGAATGAAACAGACGGTAGGACGATTCCTTTTGCAACCGAACAAGGATTTCCCGGTCGATTGCGAGACGCTGGACGCCTTGCAGACCAACATCGCGCTCTTGCAAGTACTCGGCAACCTTGCCGGAGACAAGACTATTTTGCTGGGCTGCGAGGAGGAGCAGAACGGCACGCGCCGCAAGGCGGGTTATGTTTTTCTGAAAACAAAGGACTTTCCAGAGGGTGAGGTCATTTACTGGGAGGGCGGCTCCATTTCGGGCGGTATGTGCCTCAAACAAGCCGCGATCCCGGTACAGGCCCAGGGGTACGAATATCCGCAGGCCTACGTCGAGCGGTCGCTGGCTCCGGGCGTCGGCGAGGAGAACTACAAATGGGCGGACTTCCGCGAGGCGCAGTCGCTGCCCGAGCTCGAAGCGCAGATCGTGGCGTTGCAGACCGCCCTGGCCAAGATTCAACGCACGCCGCTGGGCATGGTCGAAATCTGGGCAGGATCCCGCATCCCCGACGGCTATGCTCTCTGCGAAGGGCAGCAGCTCAAGCAGTCGGAGTACCCCGAACTCTACAAGGCCATCGGCAGCACCTACAACAATGCCTACGACTGCAACGGCCGGAAGCTCTCGACCACGAGCGGCTATTTCCGCCTGCCCGACCTGCGCGGCCGCTTCGTGGTGGGCTACAACGTCAGCGATGCCGACTACGGCAGCTACGGCAAGGTGGGCGGCGAGAAGAAACACACGCTCACCGTCGATGAGATGCCCTCGCACGCACACGGGGAGAATCTTTGGACCGGAGGTAACGGCAGCTGGCGCAGCGGCGGCAACAACTCCTATCCCGAGGCCGTGTCGTGGCATGACCGCACGACGCCCTTCGGAACGACGGACCGCACGGGCGGCGGCAGCTCGCACGAGAACCGACCGCCCTATTACACGCTGGCCTATGTCATGCGGACGAAGTAAAATTCTTATCACGCGATTACAGAATGGCAATCAGAGTACGTGCGCAGCTGCGCAAATGGTTCGGCCGGGGAATGTACCCGACGGCCGAGCAGTTCTCGGACCTCTTCGACAGCTTCTTCCATAAGACCGAGGACAAAATCCCGATGAGCGGGGTCGAGGGACTTACCGACCAGCTCAACGGGAAATACAGTACGGCCGAAGGGCGGGAGCTGGAGAAGAGAGTGCAGAAAGTAACCACCGACCTCTCCGCCCATGTCGCCTCCTCCGAGAAGGCGTTCAATGAGGTGCAAAACGACATCGAGACACTCGACCGCAAGATCGACGACGAGGCGCAAAAACGCGAACAAGGCGATGCCGCGACCCTTCGAGCAGCCAATGAACACACCGATGCGGCCGTCGCTGAGGAGGCCTCCGCCCGCGAGAGCGGCGACCGCGCGACGCTCCAGTCGGCCAAAGATTATGTGGACAAGGCCATCGCCGAACTGGTCGATGGCAGCCCTGCGGCGCTCGACACGCTCAAGGAGCTGTCGGCCGCCCTGGGCAACGATCCGAATTTCGCTACGACCGTCGCCACGCAGATCGGCCGAAAGGTCGATAAGGTCGCGGGCAAGGGCCTTTCCACCGAGGACTACACCTCCGAGGAGAAGGCCAAGCTGGCGGGAATCTCATCGGGGGCGAACAACTACCGGCACCCGGCCTCCCATCCGGCTTCGATGATCGAGCAGGACGCCACGCACCGCTTCATAACCGATACGGAGCGATCGACCTGGAACGGCAAGGCATCGACGGCCGTCGCCACCCAGTCAGCAAACGGTCTGATGTCGTCGGCCGACAAGAAGAAACTCGACGACCTGACGGACGGCGAGGTGATTATCCAATGTTCAATCCCCGGAATGAATTGACGCTATGGCAGCAAAAATGACAATCCAAACCCGGACACAACTTCCGGTCTATACGGCGGAGGCACTTGCCGCCAAGAATCCCGTCCTGCTCAAGGGCGAAATCGTCTATGAATCCGATACCGGACGCCACAAACTCGGCGACGGCACGACGGCCTGGAACACACTGGCCTATGCCTCCGATGTCGAAAAAGTACCCGCATTGCGGTGGAAGGTGCAAGGGGGAATGCTTTACGTCAAACCCGCGACCGACCCTGCGGATCCGATTCTTAAACGCTGCAGCGTCGGAATACTCCACTACAAGAATGCACGAGTCCGAAAGTCGAGCGCTGCGAAGCTGCGCCCGACCAGCAGCGGGTTCAAACTCGTGCAGGACAGATTTTCACGCGACGAGTTGTCGTGGACATCGACACGCATCGATCCGATCCCGTTCGAGTCCGACAAAGCGGACAAGAGCGGCTGGCTTCCGGTGATCTCCGTCGAGGCCCTGTTCGGCAGGTGGGTGACACGGATCAGCGATACGTCTTATTGCGGGAAGGTCAAGTTCGATCTGCACAGAGGAATCAACATCTGCGGGCGAGGGGCCGGGCAGGACGAGTTCGGAAAACTAAAAATGTACGTATCATTCTACTCCGGCGTAGTCCTTTTCGTCGGCGATGCCCAAAGACGCATCGAAGGACCGCGCAGTTATTTCAAAGTTGCTGCAAGCAACTGCGGTTTGACACCGTCAGTCTTGCATATCTGAATATTCTGGTGACGGGGACGCAGAAAGTATGAACTCCTACGGGGGGAAATATGATACAGCGCACTCATTTTGGGGATGCGGATATACGGACTCGTCACCTTTTTTGAAACCTGATCGATATGAACAAAACCATACAGAGCCGGATCCAGCATCCGGTACATACCGCAGCGACTCTCACGGCCAAAAATCCCGTCCTGCTGAAAGGAGAGGTCGTCTATGAATCCGACACGCGCAAACACAAAATCGGAGATGGCGCCACTGCCTGGAACGCCCTCTCATATGCCGGGGGGGGGAATTTTGAGGGGCCTGTTTCGGCCTCGAACATCACACAAGACGCGAACCACCGCTTCGTAAGCGACGCGGAGAAAACGACCTGGAACGGCAAAGCATCGACGGCCGTAGCCACCCGGTCGGCAAACGGCCTGATGTCGGCAGCCGACAAAAAGAAATTGGATGTCATTCCAACGCAAGGTCTAATTTCATCTTCAACAATGACCCTCGGCAGTACATTGAAATTAAGTTCCAATGTAAGCTACCTCGAAGGCCGAGGATATGTTTCGTATATACGAGAGATAGGACGAACCCAAACCTCGTTTGCGATCGACAGTACGATTCCGGCAGGATCCGCTCCGCTTCAAATTATCGAATTGGTATTGAGATGCATAGCGGGACTGGAGAATAACCTGACCATTTCTCTTTTGCTGGCAGGCGATGCCGCCAATTCGAGCATCGCCATCCCCAAAGGCTCGAAACTGATTACTTTGAGCTTTATGATGTTGAACGGCCATATCGATAAATATTCCTGTTATAGAGTTTCCGTAATATGATGAAAATCGTATATAATCGTTTTATTCCGTTCGGCCGCTTCACGGCATTGACCGTGCTGGTCTGGCTGTTCGTGAAAGAGGGCGTCGCATTGACGGCCCGACTACTCAATCACGAGAAAATCCACATGCGGCAGCAACTGGAGATCGTCGCCGTTTGTCTGCTGGGTACGGTGGCGGCACACCTCCTGTTCGGGGTTTCCGCATGGTGGATGCTGGCGGCCGTTCCGGCGCCCTTATTGATTTACGGCCTTTCGGTCGCAATAGAAGTTCTCCTGCCGCCCTACAACCGCGCCTATGGGAACAGTTGTTTTGAAACCGAGGCGATCTACAACCAGCACGATCCCTCTTATACCCGTCGATGGTGGCGGCATCTGTTCGCGTGGATCACCTACATCCCTAACCGCAAATATCCATACATCCCACCTGAAAAACGACCGCCGATGATGAAAAACTGATCCATAACATGGGGGCATGAAAAAGCCCCCGGCCGTTAGTGAGTCTCTTACCTCTGCACTAACATAAATGCGCCGATACGCACAACCGAGGGCAATCCTTTGGTCGCGTATCGGCGTTTTCGCATTTGTAGTTCTATGTCCTGCTGGTGTGCAGAGGTAAGAGACTACAAAGATAGGAAAACATTTTGAACACCATTTTATAAATCCCTAAAAACATTGCTTTATGCTGAATGACATGTAAGAAACAAGCAGAAGCCCAGCCGATCGACGGGCTGGCAATCGTGAAAGAGACCTCCACGCTCGGGAAATTGATTATCAAGGGCGTACCCAAAGAGGAGGCAAAGCGTATGATCGTAGAGAACCACTACTCGCACAAGTGGAACGAAGGCGGCTTCGGAAAGTACAATTTCGGAGTGTTCCGGGCGGAAGAACCCGACAAATGCCTCGGCGTTGCCGTTTACGGGTACATGAAAAACCCCGCCGCAAAGATATTTACGCACCCGAACCCGAAAGCGTGGGTTTGCGAGCTCAATCGCATGTGGATCGACGACACGCTGGGGAAGAACGCCGAAAGCGTGTTGATTGCCGCATCACTCAAACTGCTGCGCAAAGCTGATCCGAACATCGTCGCCGTTCAGAGCTTCGCCGACGGTCGCCTCGGCTGCGGAACGATATACAAGGCGTCGAATTTCCGGTATTACGGATTCCATTATACGCGGTTCCTGCGGAATAAACGAACCGAGGAAATCATACACGAACAAAACCTTGCAGATACGACGTCGTTATCCACTTATTTACGCTCGAATATCGCGTATTTGATTGGCGATTTGGAAGTGCTGCAGATAAAAACATATCGCTACATTTACCCGCTTTGCAAGCATTTTCGATTCATAAAGCCGGAAAAACCTTATCCGCAATATGAGAAAGGAATCGAACCGGTCGAGTGGAACCGAGACAAACGGAAGATAAAAGAAAACATCATAATGTTACTCGACAAGGTTGCCGCATAAACATTCCGATCGTTTAATTCCTTTGTACAAAGGTAGTTTGAACACGAGTTAAACGCTTTTCGTTCGGAGTGCAAAAATCACGAAAAAATGCACATTTGAATTTTACAATCGGTACAAATGAATTTTGCGATTATATCTGACGAAAGAAAAACCATCACGGCAATGTGCATGGCTTTATTGATTGTTGAACGCGGGCGGGTTTGTCTTGAAGCAAGGCGAACCTGCCCCTATTTAATTACACGTATATCGAAATGACCCTATACATCATTTTATGTTTTGTCGCTTTGTGCGCGGGTATGGCCTTGTCGGTCTATGCGTTCGGTACGGGCGGCAAGCGCAAGCGAATCTTTCAGGACATCTATTTCTCAGCGGAGGAAACGGACGGTGTGGGTGTGCTGTACACCAAGACCGGCGAATATTCCGCCGTACTTAAGATAGAGAATCCGGTACAGAAATATTCGGCGGACATAGATAGCTACTACGACTTCACGCACCTGTTCACCGCCCTTGCGCAGACCTTAGGCGAAGGGTACGCCATCCACAAGCAGGATATCTTCGTCAGGAAACAGTTTGCAAGCGAACCGGCTGACGGGCAGGAGTTCCTGTCGGCGTCGTATTTCCGCTACTTCAAAGGGCGTCCCTACACGGACAGCCTTTGCTACCTGACCATCACGCAGGAGGCGAAAAAGAGCCGCCTGTTCTCGTTCGACAACAAGAAGTGGCGCGATTTCCTCGTGAAAATCCGCAAGGTGCATGACCAACTGCATGACAGCGGCGTACAGGCCAGGTTCCTGAACAAAGCCGAGGCGAGCGAGTATGTCGACCGCTACTTCGCCATGAACTTCAAAGACCGCACCGTGTCGATGACGAACTTCAAGGCGGACGATGAAACGGTGTCGATGGGCGACAAACGCTGCAAGGTGTACAGCCTTGTGGACGTGGACTGTGCCGCACTGCCCTCGATGATACGTCCGTACACGAACATCGAGGTGAACAACACGGAAATGCCGGTCGATCTGGCTTCGGTGGTGGACAACATACCGGACGCCGAGACGGTGGTCTATAACCAAGTCATCTTCCTACCCAACCAAAAACGGGAACTGGCGATGCTCGACAAAAAGAAGAACCGCCACGCGAGTATTCCGAACCCGAACAACCAGATGGCGGTCGAGGACATCAAGCGTGTGCAGGAGGTCATTGCCCGTGAAAGCAAGCAACTGGTATATACGCACTTCAACATGGTGGTAGCCGTATCTGCCGGTGCAGACCTGCAAAAGTGTACGAACCACTTGGAAAACGCATTCGGGCGCATGGGCATCCATATCAGCAAGCGGGCGTACAACCAACTGGAACTGTTCGTCGGTTCGTTTCCGGGCAACTGCTACACGCTCAATGAGGAATACGACCGTTTCCTGACCCTTTCCGATGCGGCGATGTGCCTGATGTACAAGGAGCGCGTGCTGCACAGCGAGGAAACACCGCTGAAGATTTACTACACCGACCGTCAGGGTGTGCCGGTGGCTATTGACATCACGGGAAAAGAGGGAAAGAACAAGCTGACGGACAACTCGAATTTCTTTTGTCTGGGGCCTTCTGGGAGTGGCAAGAGCTTTCATATCAACTCGGTCGTGCGCCAGCTCCATGAGCAGGGAACGGATGTGGTCATGGTCGATACGGGAAACTCATACGAGGGACTGTGCGAGTATCTGGGCGGCAAGTATATCAGCTATACCGAAGAACGGCCTATCACGATGAATCCGTTTCGCATCAACCGGGAGGAATACAACATCGAGAAGATAGACTTCCTCAAGAACCTTATCCTGATGATTTGGAAAGGGTCGGACAGCCAAATCCCCGAAATTGAGTTCCGCATTGTCGAGCAGATAATCATAGACTACTATGATGCCTATTTCAACGGATTTACAAGATACACCGACGAGCAACGGGAGGTACTGCTGAAAAACCTGTTTGCGGCGGCCAGCCGAAAGAACCCAAACAAACCACCCAGAGAGGTGGATGAGATGGTGCGCAAACAGATAGAGGTGCTTGAGGCACGGCGGGCGGCCCTCAAAGTGACGGAGCTGAGTTTCAACTCATTCTTTGACTACTCATTCGACCGTCTGGAGCAGATCTGCACCGAAAACGACATCACGACAATCAGCTACTCGACCTATTCGACCATGCTGCAGCCGTTCTACAAGGGCGGTGCGTATGAGAAAATTCTCAACGAGACAGTGGATTCGGCACTGTTTGACGAGACATTCATTGTCTTTGAAGTGGATGCAATCAAGGAAAATAAGAAACTGTTTCCCATTGTCACACTGATTATCATGGACGTGTTCCTGCAGAAAATGCGCATCAAGAAGAACCGTAAAGTCCTTGTCATCGAGGAAGCGTGGAAGGCCATTGCCAGCCCGCTCATGGCGGAATACATCAAGTTCATGTACAAGACCGCCCGTAAATTTTGGGCTTCTGTTGGCGTGGTGACGCAGGAGATACAGGACATCATCGGCAGCGAAATCGTGAAGGAGGCCATCATCAACAACTCGGACGTGGTGATGCTGCTGGATCAAAGCAAGTTCAAGGAACGCTTTGACGAAATCCGAAAGATTCTTGGTCTGACCGAGGTGGATTGCAAGAAGATATTTACCATCAACCGCTTGGAGAACAAGGATGGGCGCAGCTTCTTCCGCGAAGTGTTCATCCGCCGGGGGACGACCAGCGGCGTGTATGGCGTGGAAGAGCCGCACGAGTGCTACATGACCTACACGACCGAACGGGCGGAAAAGGAGGCACTGAAGCTTTACAAGAAGGAACTTCGGTGCAGCCACCAGGAAGCTATCGAGGCATATTGCCGGGACTGGGATGCCAGCGGTATCGGGAAGTCCCTGCCTTTTGCACAAAAAGTAAACGAGACGGGGCGTGTGCTCAACCTCCGTCCCGTGTATGAATCCAAATAAGCATTGCAGCCATGAAACGACTACTCCTTATCCTGACCATCGCCTCGGTCGCACTCTGCCAGACGGTTCACGCCCAGTATTACAGCGTGAACTACGACACCCGTACCGTTGCGGCGATGGTGGCCGCCTTCGGTACGGAAGCGGTCGCCGAAGGGTACTACCGGGAGCAGGTCGATGACATCCTCAAGCACTACACGGCAGCGGAGGTCGCTACCGCCGGGATATTCGCGGCCAAGTTCTTGGAGCATAAAGCCCTGAGCGACCTCGGCATCTGGAACAGCCGCACGGAGAACTACTACTACCGGCGCATCTACCGGATGGTGGCGGAGAAAATCATGCCCAAGATATGGGTGGTGGCGAAGCAGATGCTCCATTCGCCGCAAACGGCTATCTATTGGGGCAGTTACCTGATGAAAGTCTGCGACGATACCAAAAGTCTGTGTATGCAGTTCGAGAGCGTGGTGACCAACAGCACGCTGACCTTTTCGGACATCGCCTTTCTCGAAATCAATCCGGAGATTGCCCCCTTGCTAAAGCTCTCCGAAACGGGAAACATCGACTGGCAGCGGATGATGGACAACTTCGCCCACATACCGGGCAACTTCACGCACGAGAACCTGAAAAGCGACCTCGACAACCTTTATAACACGGGTGTCGGCCTTGCAACGGCAGGCATTGCCAATCTCGGTGACGCCCTGTTGCAAAGCAGCTCGTTCCATGACCTGATGGGCGGAAAGGTTGAAGAAATCGGCAACCTGTATGAACACTACGGGAGTCTATTCGAGCAGGCGGAACATGACATCGGCGGCTTGCTGATTGACATGGTGGGTGGTCCGGACAACGTGGCCGGTCTGTTCAACTTCAGCAACTACAACCTCACGGCATGGATGACCGACTACCTGGACGAAGCGATGGGGAACTATTACACGCAGCGGTGGTACATTGCCCGGCGTGACCAAGGGAGCGTATCGCTGTGCGACTACTATCCTCCGACGGACGACAACAGCATCCTGAACGGGGGCGCATGGGTGCGGTTCAACACGAGCGACCCGAATTTCTATCCCAACGCCTCGCAACGGGAACAGGTACTTGCCAACTCGGAAGGATATGCCGGTTGGTCAAGAAACCGCGTGCAGCAGTTGAACAACCAGAACGACGGGTTCAGCTACAGCATCAACTATTGGATGAGTGCCTATATCATCAGCAAGAAAAACAAGCAGACCAAAAAGGCATACGCATACGAAATCCATGTGAGCAAAAGCTGGAATAAGGAAGAAGTTGTCTATGAGGAAGTCTTCGATTCCTACTCGATGGACTTGAATACGTTTCGGGCGCAACTGAATGTCCGACTTGCGGAGTTCAACGAAAACGAGGACGGCTACACCTATTATATATCTTCCGGTACGCGGAACTATTACCAAGCAACGGACGCCGCCAAATTGAAGGGATGCGAGAGCGTGACCATCAGCGTGACCTGTTCCGACGGGGTTACGCTCGGACAGGGCTCGACACAATACAAGTGCCGTAAATGCGGCAGCTCGTTGAATGCCCACACCAAGGAGTGCGCCATGCAGACCTCGGTGACGGAAAACAACCTCGACCTTTCGGAACTGGATGCGCTGTTGAACGAGGCAAACAGCCAAGCGGCCAATCTTGAAGCGCAAATCGGGACATTGGAAAACGAGAACGCTGTCCTGCTGAAGAAAATCAGTACGGCGAGCATTGAGGATGCGGCGGCTTACCGACAGCAGTATAATGCAAACAAGACACGGATAGACCGTCTGAAAGGCGAACTCGCGGAGTGGAAGAAGAAACAGTCCGACTATGCTCAGGCGAAGTCGGAAGCCGCAGACGACAACAGCGTAGCGACGGATGACTATTACCGCATTCCAGCTATCATGCAAGACTGCAAGGCTGCCTACGGCCTGACATGGCAGGACGGCGGATCGTGGAACGGCTATTCGTATGTGCGCAAGGCGACAATGCCGAACATCAACGGCATCATCACATTCAAGGCTACGGTCTCGATTGCCCGCAAGCCGAAATATTTTCTCGGCATCAAGATTCACCGTGCCATCATCCAAATCCAATGGGAACTGACCTCGGTCTATACGGACACGCACGTCGCCGATGTGCTGACACTCGATCCGGGGCTTTCGGATGCGGAGAAAACCAAATTAGTGAACGACCGCATCGCCGAAATCGCCCGTGAACACCCGTCCTGCAAAATCACGACGGAATACGCCCGCAGCACACCGCTGGAGGAAACTCCGTCCGGCGACGTGTACCATCTGCTGTGGTCGAGCGACCGCCTCGAAATCGCGAGGGAGGTGGACAGCAGAATCACAAGGATATACGCCGACTTGGTATCGCTGGAAAAGATGATGCACTACAAGCGGAGCATCCTTGACGTGATGAAGGATGTGTTGCCCGGACTGGACACGGACGAAGGCCGCAGGCTGACGCTCGTGGAGGAATGCCATGACCGCTGGGTGGAGAGCGCACGGACGTTTCGGAACGATGGCGGCAGAAACGGCGGAAAGGAGGTGCGGCCATGAAACGCATTTTACGGATAGCCGCATTGCTGCTCTTCCTGCTGCCCGGTATCGCCAAGGCGCAGTGGACTTTCGATATAGTCTCCGTCGAAGCCTACATCAACGACCACAAGAAGCAGCGCAGCCTGTTGTTGGCCCGCAGTACCTTGGAGTACAGCAACAAACTGTTGCACGAATACAGCTGTAAGGAAGTCGGGGGCTATAAAGAGCTGAATATCGACCTTGACCGGTACACCCGTGCGTTCGATGTCATCGACGTCATGTACCAGTCGTTGCGCACGGTGCTGAACGTCAAGAATACCTACACATCGGTCAGCGACCGTATCGGCGACTATAAATCATTGTTGGAGGATTTCAATGCGAAGATATTGAAACGGGGACGCATCGAATCCGCAGATACCCTGATTATCTCCATCAATGCGAGGGGGCTGAGGGCGATTGCCCGTGAGGGGGAACAGCTCTACAAGTCCGTGAGCGACCTCGTGCTGTATGCCACCGGAGCGGCAGCCTGCTCGACCTCCGACCTGCTGATGGTGTTGGAGGCCATCAACCGCTCATTGGACAACATCGAGCGGCATCTGAACCGTGCGTATTTCGAGACATGGCGGTATATACAGGTGCGTATCGGCTATTGGAAGGCAAAGGTATATCGCTCCCGCACCATGCGGGAGATTCTCGATGACGCCTTCGGGCGTTGGCGCGGAGCCGGAAGACTGGATTATTAACGACAAAAAGAGAAGAATATGAACAGAAAACTATTACTCATGGCGGTGGCGGTCACCGTAACGACAGCCGTACACGCACAGTATGTAACGTACAACCATGATTCGCCGAAGCAGAATCAGGTAACGGTCATGGAGACCGGTACGGGCGCACTCTCGCCCGACCTCTATTATTCCGTGCTGCACAACAAATACAAGAAGTCGGCAGCGGCCAAAAACAAGCTCTCGTTCCGCACGCTTGCCGGTATCAATCTCTACAACCAGGTGGACGAAGCGGAAGCCATTGATTCGGCCTTGGTCAAGCGGGCGAAGGTCGAGGCGTTGAACGTTGCCGACCGGCAGGTGGACATCGCATGGCTTGCCGAGGGCGATAAGGTCAGCGGACAGATGGAGCGGTTCCGGCGCAACATCGACCGTATTCTCCTGTCCGGTGGCACTCCGGCCGACAAGGAACGGTGGACGGAATACTACCACGTCTATCAGTGTGCCATCAAAGCCACGAAAGACGCCTATATGCCCAATGCCCAGCGAAAGAAGGAGTATCTGCGCATTTACGAGGATGTGGCACGGCAGAACGAGATTTTAGTGGGCTACCTTGCCAAGCGTCAGAACGCAACGGTGACGAATGCACTGCTGAACGCAACGGACAACCGTACCCTGCATAAAGGCGGTATTGTCCGCAATGCCATGAGCCGGTGGCAGGAATCACGCCTTGCGGTGCGTGGTTCGCAATCGGGCAGCAACGGAAACGGCGAAGATGACAACGAGAGTGTAAACAGAGGGAAATAAAAAGACAGGGCTATGGCAAACGGAGATATACTTTCGGATTTCGGCATCAACCTGTTGGAGGAGGAAATAGATGATGTCATCTTTCAGACCAACGAGTTTCTGACTGACGCGACTTTTACCGGTGCGCAGGGACCTTTTTGGTGGATATTGCAGATGTGCATGGCACTCGCGGCACTGTTCTCCATCGTCATGGCGGCAGGTATCGCCTACAAGATGATGGTAAAGCACGAGCCGTTGGACGTGATGAAGCTGTTTAGGCCGCTTGCCGTGTCGATTATCATCTGCTGGTGGTATCCGCCTGCGGACACGGGTATGGCGGGGAGCCGGAACAACTGGTGTTTTCTCGATTTCCTGTCCTACATCCCTAACTGCATAGGTTCGTACACCCATGACCTGTATGAAGCCGAAGCTTCACAGATATCGGACAGGTTCGAGGAAGTTCAGCAGCTCATCCATGTGCGTGACACGATGTACACGAACCTGCAGGCACAGGCGGATGTCGCCCACACAGGCACATCCGATCCCAATCTGATAGAGGCGACAATGGAGCAGACCGGTGTGGACGAAGTGACGAACATGGAAAAGGATGCGGCGAAGTTGTGGTTCACGTCTTTGACGGCAGGTGTCATCGTGGGGATAGACAAAATTATCATGCTGATTGCCCTCGTGGTGTTCCGAATCGGTTGGTGGGCTACGATTTACTGCCAACAAATCCTGTTGGGAATGCTGACGATTTTCGGGCCGATACAGTGGGCGTTCAGCATCCTGCCAAAATGGGAAGGTGCTTGGGCGAAGTGGCTGACACGCTATCTGACGGTGCATTTCTACGGGGCGATGCTCTACTTCGTGGGCTTCTACGTGCTGCTGCTCTTTGACATTGTATTGTGCATCCAAATCGAGAACCTGACGGCGATAACCGCCAGCGAGCAGACGATGGCCGCCTACCTGCAGAACTCGTTCTTCTCGGCGGGCTACCTGATGGCGGCTTCGATTGTAGCTCTCAAGTGCCTGAACCTTGTTCCGGACTTGGCGGCATGGATGATACCGGAGGGCGACACGGCATTCTCTACCCGAAACTTCGGCGAGGGCGTGGCACAGCAGGCGAAGATGACGGCAACCGGAGGGTTGGGCGGCATCATGAGATAATCCGCAAAAGATAATATAAACCCAATAAAAATCATAACAACATGAAATTGCAAGAGAAAATCAAAAGCTGGTGCAAGGATGAGAAATTTATGTCCTTTGCACAGGAACGAGCGAGAAAAGAGGTTTGCGAGGTGGCGGAGAACCACCGCATCGACCCGCAGTATGAAGAACTGGACGAAGCCTTCGAGTACGACGACCGGTACATCGCCCCCTTAGTGACGTACCTAACGTACAAGCTGCGTCTTGCCCTGCTGCAGCGGAACGCTGGTAAGCGCAAAAGAGGAATCTGGTGGGTGCTTGTCCATGTGGAGATGCAGGGCTATTACGTGGAGATATTCTCGGCGGAGTTCGAGAATCTTTTGACGGAACTTCGGGATGCGGTCATACCCATGCTGCACACGGAATATGTACAGATGTTGAACGGTAAAAGGGAATAACCGATGGTCATCAAGAATTTGGAAAACAAAATCAGACTGGTGGGCATCATCTGTACCGCTTTTCTCGTGGGATGTGTCATCATCAGCTTGTCAAGCATCTGGACAGCCCGGACGATGGTCTCGGATGCGCAGAAGAAGGTGTATGTGCTGGACGGCAACGTGCCTATCCTCGTGAATCGCACGACAATGGACGAAACGCTTGATGTGGAAGCCAAAAGCCATGTGGAGATGTTTCATCATTATTTTTTCACGTTACCGCCGGATGACAAATATATCCGCTATACGATGGAAAAAGCGATGTATTTAGTCGATGAGACGGGGTTGGCACAATACAACACGCTCAAGGAAAAGGGTTTCTACTCCAACATTTTGGGTACGAGTTCGGTGTTCTCCATCTATTGCGACAGCGTGGCTTTCAACAAGGAGAAGATGGAGTTCACCTACTACGGACGGCAGCGCATCGAGCGACGGAGCAATATCCTGATGCGTGAACTGGTGACGGCAGGACAGCTCAAGCGTGTACCCCGAACAGAGAACAATCCGCATGGGCTGCTTATCGTGAACTGGCGTACCCTGCTGAACAAGGACATCGAACAGAAAACGAAGATCAACTACTAAACAACGGAGTTTATGAATATCAAGGGATTCAGGCGGATGCTCTTCGGTGAAAAGATGCCGGACAAGAACGATCCGAAATACAAAGACCGTTACGAGCGGGAGGTGTCCGCCGGACGAAAGTTCGCCCAAGCGACACGTATCGACAAGGCTGCCGCCAAGGTACAGGGATTCGCCAACGCGCACCGGATACTTTTTCTGGTCATCGTCTTCGGTTTCGCTATCGGAGGGTTCACTTGGAACATCTATCGCATTACGATGGCATACCGCAACAGCCGGCCGACACGCACGGCGACGGAAATGCAGGATTCGGTGCTGCGGGAAAGACACAAGAGGCTGCAAGGGGGTGAAATAAGGGAAAATCGGAACGAGAACAAGAAATATGAACCGCAATAAAGGAGTGCTTATGAATACACGATTTGAAAAATCAGTCCGCTCGTCGGACGAATGGTACACCCCGAAGGAGGTGCTGAAAGCGTTAGGCAGGTTCGACCTTGACCCTTGCGCCCCTGTCCATCCGTTGTGGCCGACCGCCGAGGTCATGTATGACCGGGACATGGACGGATTGTCCCTGAAATGGGAAGGGCGTGTATGGCTCAATCCTCCGTACTCGCGTCCCCTTATCGAACAGTTTGTCCGAAAGTTGGCGGAACACGGCAACGGCATCGCGCTGTTGTTCAACCGTTGCGATTCCAAAATGTTTCAGGACGTCATTTTCGAGAAAGCGACGGGCATGAAATTCCTGCGCCACCGCATCCGGTTTTACCGCCCGGACGGAACACGCGGCGATTCTCCCGGTTGCGGCAGCATCCTGATCGCATTCGGAGTGGAAAACGCAGAAGTGCTGAAAAACTGCAGCATTGAAGGCAAGTATGTACAACTCAATTAAAAGATGTATGATGAAGATATTTGATAAAATCAATTTCAGGGAGCCGAAGTATATGCTTCCGGCTGTCCTGTATATCCCGCTTCTGGTTGCATCGTACTTCATCTTCGACCTGTTTCAGACCGAAACGGCGGAGATTCCGGACAAGACGCTGCAGACAACGGAGTTTTTGAACCCCGATTTGCCGGATGCCCGGCTTAAAGGCGGTGACGGCATAGGCAGCAAGTACGAGAACATGGCCAAATCATGGGGTAAGATACAGGATTACTCCGCAGTGGATAACATAGAACGAGATGAACCCGATGACAACAAGGAAGAATATGAATCGCAATACACGGTGGACGACATCGCCCTGCTCGATGAGCAACAGCAGGAAAAGGCTGCGGCAGCGCAAATTGCCGATGCCAAGACGCGCGAGCAAGAAGCTCTCGCGGAACTGGAGAAAGCCCTTGCCGAAGCAAGGTTGAGAGGACGCAATGAGGTATTACCGGCGACCGATACGGACAGTACCGCATCGGCGCAACCCCCGACGGCAACCATAGAGGTTAAGGGAAAAATAGAGGAAGAGAGCCGTTCGGTAAAAGCCCCGTCAGAGAACGAACCGCCCAGCGAAGTGGTACGCAAGGTAAAGACGGCTTCGGATTACTTCAATACGCTTGCGGTCAATGCCCGTGAACCGAAACTGATAAAGGCCATTATCGACGAGGACATCAAAGCGGTGGACGGCTCGCGTGTGCGGTTGCGTCTGCTCGACGACGTGGAGATCAACGAGTGCGTGGTCAAACGAGGGTCGTATCTGTATGCCACCATGAGCGGCTTCTCGTCGGGGCGTGTGAAGGGGAACATCACCAGCATTCTCATCGAGGACGAACTGGTGAAGGTCAGCCTGTCCCTTTACGACACGGACGGCATGGAGGGGCTTTATGTACCGAACAGCCAGTTCCGGGAAACGAGCAAGGATGTGGCAAGCGGTGCGGTGTCGGGGAATCTGAACATGAATACCGGCAGTTACGGCAACAGTCTCTCGCAATGGGGAATGCAAGCCGCTACGAATGCCTACCAGAAAACGAGCAATGCCATCGGCAAAGCTATCAAAAAAAATAAGGTAAAGCTGAAATACGGCACTTTCGTCTATCTGGTGAACGGACGTGAGAAACAGTAAAAACGGAAGCCATGATAGAGATTGACAACATATATAATATGGACTGTATCGAGGGCATGAAGCTCATGGCGAACGGCAGTGTCGATGCCGTGATAGCGGATTTGCCTTACGGCGTGTTGAACCGTAGCAACAAGGCGGTACACTGGGACAGGCAGATACCGCTCGAAGCGTTGTGGGAACAGTACCGCAGGATCACCAAGCCGGGAAGCCCCGTTATCCTCTTTGCGCAGGGCATCTTCTCGGCGCGGCTCATGCTCTCGCAACCCCGGATGTGGCGGTATAACCTCGTGTGGCGGAAAGACCGGGTAACGGGTCACCTGAATGCCAACCGGATGCCGCTACGCCAGCATGAGGACATCATCGTGTTCTACGACCGTCAGCCGGTATATCATCCTCAGATGATGCCGTGTCCACCGGAACGGAAAAATCATGGACGGCGCAAGACGGACGGTTTCACGAACCGCTGTTACGGTGAAATGAAACTGGCTCCGGTGCGTGTTGCCGAAGACAAGTACCCGACCTCTGTCATTTCCATACCCAAGGAACACAAGACAGGAGCATTCTATCATCCGACACAGAAGCCGGTAGCCTTGATAGAGTACCTGATGCGCACCTATACCAACGAGGGCGATGTGGTGCTGGACAACTGCATCGGTTCGGGTACGACCGCCATTGCCGCCATCCGCACGGGACGGCATTACATCGGATTCGAGATTGAACCGACGTATTGCGAAATTGCCGGACGACGGATTCGGGAGGAACTGGAACGTGGTCATGGGATTAAAGAAAGCGAAATAAGGGAAATAAAGAAATAAAAAAATAAAAAATATCAACAGAAACGATATGAACAAGAAAATAATTATAACTGCATTTCTTCTGGCGGCAGGACTTTTTGCCACACGGAACGCACAGGCTCAGCGTACATACGAAGAGATGGAACGGCTGACTGTCAATGAACAGGTAACGACCGTCATCACAGCCTCGGAACCGGTCCGCTTCGTGGATATTTCCACAGACAAGGTGGCGGGCGACCAACCCATTGAGAACATCATCCGGTTAAAGCCCAAAGAGACGGGACACGAGGACGGTGAAGTGCTGGCCATCGTCACCATCGTAACGGAACGCTATCGCACGCAGTATGCACTCATCTACACCACGCGGATAAGCGAGGCGGTGGCAGACAAGGAAATTCAGCTACAGGAACGGGATGCCTACAACAATCCTACGGTCTCGATGTCCACAGCCGACATGGTGCGTTTTGCAAGACGGGTGTGGAACTCGCCCGCGAAAATCCGCAACGTGGCGACCAAGGCGCACCGAATGGTGATGCGCCTGAACAATATTTACTCGGTGGGCGACTACTTCTTCATCGACTTTTCCATCGAGAACAAAACGAACATCCGTTTCGACATCGACGAGATACGGGTGAAACTGTCGGACAAGAAACTTTCGAAGGCAACTAACGCGCAGACCATCGAGCTGACTCCTGCCCTGGTATTGGAACACGGCAAGACGTTCAAGCACGGCTACCGGAACGTGATTGTCGTGAAAAAGATGACCTTTCCGAACGACAAGCTGCTGACTATCGAAATGACGGAACAACAAATCAGCGGGCGCAATATCAGCCTGAACATCGACTACGAGGATGTGCTGTCGGCCGATTCATTTAACACCGCTTTATTGGAGGAGGAATGACGATGAAAAAGACGTTGAAAACAGTTTTGTTACTGATGCTTGTCTGCATAGGGTTTGCCACCAATGCCCATGCGCAACGCAACGGCGGCCGCCTCTCGCTCGGCGTGGGATTGCTGTATGAGAACGGCATGGACGTAACGCTTGCTTACGAGCATGAAATGAACTACCGTCATGCGTGGGAGTTCTTCGCCAACGGCTATCTGAAATGGACGGAATGTAAATCTTGCGGTCATATTTGTCCGGAATCCTTCTGGCGCAACTACCGCACTTATGGTTTCGGTGTGGCGTACAAACCTTGTGTGGTGCGTGGACGCAACCATTACGGCAACTTGCGTATCGGAGCTTCGGCAGGGAGCGACACGAACAAGTTTCTTGCCGGAATCCATGTGGGTTACGAGCACAATTATGAGCTGCGGTCGGGATGGACGCTGTACTGGCAGGTCAAGAGTGACATGATGATAAAAGGGGCGGATTTGCTGCGGACAGGTATCGTGCTGGGTGTAAAACTGCCGATAAAATAAAGGAAAAACAAAAAAACGGAAATGACATGATACGAAAGATTCAATGGATTGCAATGGTAGTGGCGGCGGTATTGTGCGCTGCCTGTGACGCCCATATCGACGTACCCGATACGGCGGTACGTCCGGGGCATATTCTCTGCGAGGACGGCACGGCATTGTCCTATGCGCAGTATGAACAATCGGGGAAGCGGGCAATAGCGGTTGTCTTTGATACCGAACGCCGTGAAGGAACGGAAGGGAACGGCTATGCGGTTTACCTGTGGGACATTGCTCCGGCGGCATTCGCCGACAGCCTCGGTGTCGCACAAGGGACGTCGGCCGACATCGGGGCATTGGACGGGAACATGAACACCTTTGCGCTGTACGACACAAGGGAGACGGCTTCGCCTATGGCGGAAGCGGTCTTTGACCTGTGGCGGTACGGACAGAGTGCCTATATCCCGTCGGTAGCACAGATGCGGTTGCTGTATGCTGTCCGGGAAACCGTCAATCCTGTCATTGAACGGTGCGGCGGTCATCCGTTGCCGTTGGATGAATACGATTGCTGGTACTGGACATCGACGGAAGTGTCCGGACAAGAGACGGCGAAAGCGTGGCTTTACTCGACAGGAAGCGGCGCGATGCAGGAGACACCTAAGACACAGGCGCATAAGCTGCGGCCTATAATTACCATGAACAAATAAAATGTGCAACGATATGAATATAGATATGCTTTTCTGTATAGTATTGATGGTATTGGGGGCTTTCCTCATATACTATCCCATCAAAGATGAATCACCTCGGCAAAAACTGAAAAAGCTCGCCGATTCTGTTGCGTCTGATAAAAAGGACATTGATTATCTGATTCAACGCTTCAGCTACCTTTTGGATAACATGGCGGCAGACAATGGGAAAGGTTCGGCTCTGAGATGCCAGATTGCCAAATTGGAGGAAGTTGTCAAGGAGTTGAACGGCAAACGCAAGGAACTTGAGTTAAACAACCGGTCGATGACGGATGTTAATGACGAATTGAAGCGAAGCAATGCCGAACTTTTAAGGAAGGCTTCTGAATTGCGTGATGAGATACAGCAACAGGAAATTAAAATCCAACAGCAGGAAGAATACATCAATTCTGTCCAGAGAGTCAAAGAAGGGCTTGAGATAGCCTTGGACAACATTCAGGCAGAAGAGGTGCATTATCTCTCACAGCCGATATTCAGCATGAAAATGACGCCTATAGTCAGAAGCAAACTCGAATCTCATGGGATATTGTATGTCGGCGACCTGATTCAGCTCAACGAGGAATATCTCATGGAAATCTGGGGTTTAGGACCGGTAGCACTTGAAAGAATAAAGACGAAACTGAACGAAAACGGTGTGTGGTTCGGTATGGATGTCATACGAATCAACGACCGTTGGTATCGTCGGAAACAAGAATTAACAACGGATTGATTCATGGAAGAGAGCAAAGAATTACAAGGGTTCTACAAGATATTCCGTGCGGTCATCTATATCTCCGTGCTGATGGAGTTCTTCGAGTATGCCATCGACCCTGCCATGCTCGACCACTGGGGTGGCATACTGATTGATATTCACGGGCGCATCAAGCAGTGGATGATTTACAATGACGGTAATCTTGTGTACAGCAAGATTGCGACGTTCCTGCTTATCTGCATCACCTGTATCGGTACGAGGAACAAGAAGCATCTGGAGTTCGATGCCCGGAGACAGGTGTTATATCCGCTAATCAGCGGACTGTTCCTGATTGTGTTCTCCGTGTGGTTGTACCATCATCCGATGGAAACGAGGCTCTACACGTTGCCACTAAATATCATCTTCTACATGGCGACCACGCTTGTCGGTGTGATATTGGTACATATCGCACTGGATAACATCTCGAAGTTCATCAAGGAGGGACTGGGTAAAGACCGGTTCAACTTTGAGAATGAAAGTTTCGAGCAGAGCGAAGAGAAGGTTGAGAACCAGTATAGCGTGAATATACCGATGCGGTACTATTACAAAGGTAAATTTCGCAAGGGATGGGTGTCGATAAGCAACTGTTTCAGAGGAACATGGGTAGTCGGAACTCCGGGCAGCGGTAAGACGTTCAGCATCATAGAACCGTTCATCCGCCAACATAGTGCCAAGGGCTTTGCGATGGTGGTCTATGACTACAAATTTCCGACACTTGCCACTAAACTTTACTATCATTACAAGAAAAACCAGAAGCTCGGAAAACTGCCCAAAGGGTGCAAGTTCAACATCATCAACTTCGTGGATGTGGAGTACAGCAAACGGGTGAACCCCATTCAGGCAAAGTACATCAATAATCTTGCGGCGGCGAGCGAAACGGCGGAAACCCTGTTGGAATCCCTGCAGAAAGGCAAGAAAGAGGGAGGCGGAGGCAGTGACCAGTTCTTTCAGACTTCTGCCGTGAACTTTCTTGCCGCCTGTATCTACTTTTTCGTGAACTACGAGCGGGAACCCTACGATGCAAACGGAAAGAAACTATATGCGGAGAAACGGCAAGATCCGCAGACGAAGTTCTGGAAGCCGACGGGTGTCGTTCGTGACCGTGAGGGTGGCAGCATCGTGGAACCTGCCTATTGGCTGGGAAAATACTCGGATATGCCGCATATCCTTTCATTTCTCAATGAGAGCTACCAGACTATTTTTGAGGTACTGGAGACGGACAACGAGGTCGCGCCGTTGCTCGGCCCGTTCCAGACGGCCTTCAAGAACAAGGCAATGGAACAATTAGAGGGTATGATTGGTACGCTGCGTGTCTATACCAGCCGTTTGGCCACCAAGGAATCCTACTGGATATTCCACAAGGATGGGGACGACTTCGACCTGAAAGTTAGTGACCCCAAGTCACCCAGTTATCTGCTGATAGCCAACGATCCGGAAATGGAAAGTATCATCGGAGCGTTGAACGCTCTGATATTGAACCGTCTCGTTACCCGTGTGAACACCGGGCAGGGGAAGAATATTCCGGTCAGCATCATCGTGGATGAGCTGCCGACACTGTATTTCCACAAGATAGACCGACTGATAGGTACGGCGAGAAGCAACAAGGTAAGCGTAACGCTGGGTTTTCAGGAGTTGCCGCAGTTGGAGGCTGACTACGGAAAAGTGGGAATGCAAAAAATCATCACGACAGTGGGCAACGTGGTAAGCGGTTCAGCTCGCGCAAAAGAGACACTGGAATGGTTGTCGAATGACATTTTCGGCAAGGTAGTACAGGTCAAAAAGGGCGTGACCATCGACCGGGATAAGACGAGCATCAATCTCAATGAGAATATGGACAGCCTTGTACCCGCCTCGAAAATTTCGGATATGGCGACGGGATGGATTTGCGGACAGACGGCCAGGGATTTCGTGAAGACGAAAACCGGTACAGGAGGCTCGATGAACATTCAGGAATCGGAAGAGTTCAAGACTACAAAGTTCTTCTGCAAGACGGATTTCGATATGAAGGAGATAAAAGCGGAGGAAGCGGCCTATGTACCGCTACCGAAGTTCTACACCTTTAAGTCGAGGGAGGAACGGGAACGCATCTTGTATAAAAATTTCATACAAGTCGGACAGGATGTAAAAGACATGATAACGGATGTACTGAACAAGCGTGGGGCGAAATAAATCAAAATCCCTGCAATAATCACGAAATTATTGCAGGGATTTTTATATTCAATTTCAGTTACCCAAAATCTTGTGGGCATAAAGCCGGTTTTACGGACGTAAATGAATTATCTGACAGTTTCCGATTTGGAATCGTTTTCCGATAGCAGATTTTGTAATTTGTCGATGTCCGGTAGAGTCTTGCGCAGATTCTCCGGCATTTCTTGGGCTGTGCGGTATGTCGCCACGCCCATAGGCTTATCATAGTCGCGCACCATGATTTCGACAAACTTGCGGTTGGCATCCTGGCATAGGACAATACCGATTGAAGGGTTCTCGTGCGGTTTCTTGTCGGTCATGTCATACACCGTCAGGTAGCCGCTAAGCTGTCCGAGATAATTCGGGCGGAACTTGCCCCGTTTCAACTCCACGATTACGCTGGCATTCAGTTCTCTGTTGAAGAATACAAGGTCAGCAAACATTTCTTCTCCGGCAACTATCAGGCGATGCTGACTGTCGATAAAAGTGAAGTCGTTTCCAAAACGGAGAATGAACTGCTTGATATTGGTTACGATTTGGTTTTCGATGACCTTTTCGTTCCAGTCCTGTTCGCGTTCTCCCACATTCTCCAGATTAACCATTTCGAGCATATACTCATCCTTGAACGCCAATATCGCTTTTACGGCATAAATGGCTTCGGGCAGCACTTGAAGGAAGTTGCTCGGCAAAGATCCGCGATTTGAATAGATGTCTTCTTTCAAGTAATTTTTGAGAGAGGATAGCGACCACGCATTTTGAGCGGCACAATGGATATAGAACAACCGTTCCGCGATGTCTTTTGAACGAGTCAGGATTTCAATATGATGTGAAAAGCTGATCTTGACAAAATCGTCCCAGGTAAATTCGGTATTGACCGGTTGCCCGATAAGTTGCAGCAGTAGATGCTCGTCAATATCCAATTCGCCCAACGCTGTTGGATGAATTAAAGCCGTACCCTTTTCCGACGAATGGTTTTCCAATTCGCCCAACACTGTTGGACGAATTAAAAACGTCCTCCATTCCTCATAGAATGAGCGCATCCGTTTCAACCCCGATTCAGAAAAGCCGTGCAGACCGGGCAACTCCCGTTGAAGGAGCTTTGATATGGTAGGCAATGCTTTAGTACCCCAACAGCCGATGCGGGAATTTTCAGACACGAATTTCCCCACTCCAAAATACAACGAGAGAGTTTCTTTGTTGACCGCAGCCGCACTTCTATACCGGCAGCGTTCGATGGCATGTTTGATTATCTCTACTGCCTCTGCATATTGTGTATAATCCGATGGGATAACCTGTTGTTCCATATACATACGTTTTTGTGCCGCAAAGGTACGAAAAATACGGGATATACAGGGCAGAATGCCAACATATTATAGTGCCGCGTGGGTCTTATTCGGTATTTTTAGCGTTCCGGTGTCTTGCACTCGCTTTGCTGCCAATCTACTCACTCAGATGTTCATGCGTCTGGGGCGTGCCGAGAAAGCTGGTAGCGGTGTGGATAAGATTGTGAGCGGTTGGCAGTCTTTGGGTTGGCCGCTTCCTACTGTAGCCGAGGAAACACGTCCGGACTATGTTGTGCTGACCTTGCAGTTAGGGATGAAAACCCGACAAGAAAACCCGCAAGAAAACCTCGCAAGCAGGATTTGAGAAAAGAGCAAATCTTGGAGTTCTGTGTTGAGCCGCAATACCTATCTGATATTTTGCAACATTTAGGATTGAAAGATAGGGAAAATCTTATGGAGGTCTATATCAATCCGATGATTGGTACAGGGGTATTGGAAATGACGGAGCCGGACAATCCCACAAGCCGTAACAACGGTAAAAGTGGAACAAGGACTTCAAAAGTGAGTTTATAATAGGATATTGCGGCTTGGACGCATCCAACCGCACACGAAAACACCGCCCACGTAGAAAAATGGGCGGTGTTATTCGGTCGCTCGCTTATTCAGGCTCGTGTACCGCTTAAAAGTACGGCAAGTTGCCGGTCGCAGAATTTGTCGTATTCCTCTTTGTCCGTACCGCTTTCGACGGCTCGGTCAATGACATCGCCCAACTCGTCGAAGCATACTTCCTCATTGACGCACTCCGCACCGTTCTCTTTCAGCAGATATACCTCATAATAATCGGAGCCGTTGAGTGCGATAACGACATTTCCGGCGTGCAACCGCCCGTTTACTTTAATCCGCAATGCCGGCAAATCCCGGAATACCGTAGCGACAAAATCGCCGATTCCCCACGACATAAGAATGGGCATGGGTGTAAGTGATACCAATTGTTCTTTGATGGTCTGTGCGATGTGCATTACATACTCTTTATCCATAACTTTGATTTTTAATATGATTATTGATTTATGTTAGTTGAACCATTCGGGGTTATCCTCTTTTAATTCCGTGATGAGTTCATCGTCCGGTAATTTGAGGGTTTTCGCATCGGTGAAAAAGAAAACCTCGTCATATATTTGTTCGGCTTCCTTACTTGCAAAACCTTCGTTTTCGTCCTCGAAACTGCCCGGATGAAGTGCATCGAGCAGAGCGGTAGAGCCGATAAGTAATTCTTCACCTTCGTTGGATTTCACGATACGGCAGATGTAGATATTGCCGTCAAATTGTAGTTCTTTCGTTTTCATACATCTGTTATCTTAATGGGATGTGTTTCCCGTGAGCCTTGAGGTATTCCATGATGCACTTCGCTTCCTCGTGCGATGCACGGTTGCGGTCGTCGTAGTTGCGTGTCTCGTCCGCCATGACCACGATACACTCTTTTACCAACCTGTAAAGGCTTTGCTGCAGTGTGGGGTGCATTTCGGGGATAGCGGCTGCAAACCGTTTGGGGTTGAAGCCGTAATCGTTCACTGCCCTTTCCCAGTCTTTGGCGAGCTGGTACTCCTTGCTTTCCTTGATGTTGTCCATAATCTTGAATTTTAATGATTTGTTTTTTTCTTCCCTCCGTTCGGTTCCTTTCTGTCGGAACCGCTTTGGGATTTTATGGATGCGGTACACGGTTGTCGGTACAGCTTCATACGGAAGGCTTTTCCTGCCAATTACTCTTTCTGAGGAAAGGAAGAATTTGCAGGAAATTCACTTTAAGCCGCCGGATCAAGCGCGACGGCCGACCTTTGCATCTGATAAAACCAAACCGGGGCTGACAGGGGACGAAGCCGGGGAAACGCTATAAAAGGGAAGTTGAAAATGGTAAAAAAGAGAGGAAACGGAAGCTATGAATGGAAGAAGGGCGGGTGGTGACGGGTTCGTCAGAAAGTTAGAAGAGGTACTTGGGTCCTTTGTCCGGAGCATACAAAAATGAATAGAGGGCGGATTTCTCCCTCCCCCTATCCGTTATGACAACAACATTTGTCAGGCAGCTATTTCTTCCGCTTGCGGTTCGGTCTGTGCTTCCGCTTCGGGTTGCGGTTCATCGGGTTGTTCCGCTTCCTGCGTGGCTTGTTCCTGCAAAGCGGCTTTCTTTTCCTCGATGCGTTGGTGTCGCTTTTCGTACACTTCATTATATCCGTCTTGGATATTGGCAAGTTCTTCGGGCATATGCTTTTGAGCGAAGTCAAGCAACAGGGAGGCTGTGGCGTTGTTACCGAATGCGTCCTTGAAATTGGCAATCAGATAATCCCTGCGGATAACGGCTTTCTGCTTGGCGGTAAGGTTCTCGATGATGCGCATTTTGTCCTCGCTCGTAAGGTAGTAATAAGAGCCTTTATCTTCAATTCCCACCTCATTGAAATGCTCTTTGCGGAGTGAGGAGAGCAGGAAGAAATACACCATTTTCTCCTCGTCCTGCCCAAATTTGCGCTCTGACATATCAACCTCTAAAATCCGCTTTTTGGTGTCTTCAACGGTCTTTTCGAGGGCAATCTCCTTGTTGCGTTTGTCCTGCTTTTCCAACTTCTCGATAGGTGAAAGCGGCATTTTGGTTGCCGTACCGTTTGCGGTTGTAGCGGTATTTGCAACATAGCACAGTGTAATGTCGTTGCTCTCAATACGGAGATAGAGGGAGATTTCTCCTGCTTCGCTTCGGGTGCGGATTGCTTCGCATTTCTCGGTGTAGCCGTTCAATTTCTGCTCGTAATCCTTTACTGCTTCCTCGTATTCCTCGGTGGTATCGTAATCCTCTTTTTGAGGAGCTTGGGGGCATTCGGGGTATTTCGTTGCATAGGTTTTAAGACTTTCCACCTCGTAGCCTATAGCGGTAAGTCGGTCGACGACGGCTTCATTGTAATTGTAGCTTTCGTGGCAGAGGGGAACGGCAGGGTGCTGTTCCATGAGCCGCATAGCCTTTTCGGTAAGGTGCGATGTGTTCATTTCCACAAGACAAGCACGGTTGGCGCAATTTCCGCAACTACCCTCACAGAATAACATCATGTTATTGGTATTGTGGGGACATGAAAGACAAAGGGTTTTGTCAAATGAATAGCGATTGAGGTCTGCGGTATATTGCCGTTCGATGCTCTGTGCCACCTCGGAGGCTTTCATGCCTCGCCAACTATTGTACTGCACCCCCTCTTTCAGATGTTGGTCGTACACCTCACGCTGTATCTCTTCCCCATAACGGCAGATTTCACTTGCCACGCTGATTGTGATTTCGTCCTGTTCCAACAGCACGGCGATTTCGGGTATCAAGGAAACGAATTTAAGTCGTGTACGGATATACGCTTCCGTCTTGCCGAACTGCACGGTCAAGGATTGGACATCGTGGCGACCGCTGTCTATGAGTTTTTGGTAGGCATTGGCTTCCTCAATCGGGGTAACATCCTTGCGATGCAGGTTCTCGGTGATTGCCATTTCCTCGGCTGTCTCGTCTGAAATTTCCATGACGGTAGCCGGAATTTCCGCCAATTCAGCCATGAGGGAAGCACGGTATCTGCGTTCTCCAAAGACAATCTCGAAACGGTTGTCCGCAATAGGGCGCACACCGATAGGCTGAAGCACTCCCTGCTGACGGATGCTCTCGGCAAGTTCCGCAAGGCTTGTCTCGTCAAAGTTCTTGCGTGGGTTGTAACTGCTCGACTGAATGTCTGCCAATGCTACCGATGTGATGTTCTTCTCTACTGCTTGAACTGCTGTTGTTGCCATAATCATAAAATTTAATTGGTTGATATTTGTTTTGTTATTTTTCCCTCTTTTCGGTTCTTTTTTCTGCCTGAACCGCTTGGGATTTACAGATGCTTCAAGGGACTGACGAACAAGCTATTTTCAACGCTTTTTCCGGAAAATTACTCTTTCACGGAAAGGAAGAATTTTACGAGAAATGCACTTCAAAGCGATGAAATCAAGCGCGGCAGTCCAAATTTGCGTCTGGAAAACCAACCGGCGATGGCAGGAACGAGACCGGACAAGCGGCAAGAGGAATGGATAGAAAGGGGAAATGCAGCATTGCAGCTATAAGAGGCGAATAGAGCAGGAGAACAGCCAGGGGTATAAACGGGAAAACCGCTACCTTGTGGACATGTGCCATAAGATAGCGGTATGGTATAAAAGTTGATTGGGCGGATTGCCGCCCCGGTTATTTCTCGTGCTTTTCCAAATACTCTTTCATCGCCTCGTTCACAATATTTCGGAGCGACATATTCTTCTCGATAGCGAGGTATTTCATCCGGGTATGAATACTCTTGTCGATAACAAAATTGCAATGCACGGCAGGTTCTTTTTCCGCTTTGACCGGTGCAGGCTCTTTCTTTTGCGTGGACTTCCCGGTGGATGACAGCAAGCCGTCCAGTCCGCTTCTCATGCCGTTTTTCAATGAATCACTTTTGCTCATATCGTCTTTACTTTAATTTCAACACTTCTTTTGCTAACTCCATGTAGTCCTTTGCCCCGTTGCTGTTCTTGTTGTATTCAAAGATGTTCAGACCCTTTATCGGAGCTTCGGCCAATGCCACATTGTCCCGGATGACGGTCTTGAACACTTTGTCGCAGAATGATTCGTTGATGAGTTCCGCAACACTCTTGTTGAGCGTCTTGCGCTTGTCAAACTGTGTGATGACAATTCCGCCGATGTTCAGATTCGGGTTCAAACGGGTTTTGACAATCTCGACCACATTTGTAATCTTCGCCATTCCGCGCATGGCGAGGAATTGCGCCTGTACCGGGATAATCAAGAAATCCGCAGATGTAAGTGCGTTGAGTGTCAGCAAACCCAGCGAGGGCGGACAGTCAATCAGGATATAGTCGAATTTACGGGTTTCAAGCAATTTTGCAATCAGCCCTTTCAGTATTAATTCCCGCCCCGGCTCATTGATAAGCTCGGATTCTGCCGCTGACAAATCAAGGCAGGACGGTACAACGGAAAGGCCATTATTTAACTCGAATACCGTTAACGGGTATTCACCTTTCATTGCTCCGTACACCGTCCGTTCCTCTTCGATGGAGAGACCGCAGGATTCCGTGAGGTTTGCCTGACCGTCCATGTCGATGAGCAGTACACGCTTTTTCTTCTGCTGCAATGCGGCAGCAAGATTGATGGTGGTGGTCGTCTTTCCGACACCGCCCTTGTGGTTCAAAACAGCGATTATCTTTGCCATAAATTCCTATCTTTATTTCTGATACAAAGATACTACTATTTTTAGTATTTACTATGATTAGTGTGTACTATTTTACTACTTTATTACATTTTAGTATCGTAGTATCTACTACTATACTAAAATACTGATTGACTAAATGTAGTGCATACTATCCTTTGCAACGGGAGATTTCCTGATATCCTACTTTACTAACATTAGTATGTACTACATTTAGTATCGACTGTATAGCAGTGAAGTAAAGCCTATTTGGGAGGTGTATATAAATGGATATTGCCGCCATCAGATCGGAGTACAAGAAAAATCCCCCTGTCGAGTTATCGCAACCGAACAGAGGGAAAAGGTTAAGATATGATTATGGTTTAAGCGGCCTTAGTAGTAGGTTCGTATTCGGCAGCCGTTGTTTCGGATGGAGTTAGAGAGCGTTCCGCATCCTTGAGACTTTCGTCAATCTTCCGCTGCAGCTCCTTGCACTCCAGTTTGAGTTTTACCAATTCATCGGCTTTGCTCCACTGGCGGCCAACGATGTCCTGCAATATGGGGATTTCGCTTTCAATCCGCTCCACCGTCTTTTGTTGCTTCTCAATAAGTGAGGGCAATTTGTTTAGTGTAGCCTGCGGATATTGAGCAGATTCCACGAAGCCAAGCGGTAACGCACCTGTCAGTCCACAACGGTATTTAAGCCCGCTTGTCCCCTCGACAAAGAACGTGTTTCGGTCAAATGTACCGTTTATGCTGTACTCGCTGCGTACCAGCAAATTCAGCCCTGTAAACGTGCCAATCGTACCATACGCTCCGCTACGGTAGGTTTTGGCGATGCGGTGTAATTCCCGGCCTGTTTCCTCGGCTGTAGCTTGTGGCAGGTTGAGAAGTTGTGTTACTTTTGTCCCCTCGTAAGAGTTGAAGTATTCCCAATCCTTGATGAAACCGGCCTTTGTACGCTGTGTCTTTGCCATATCTTCCTGTCCGGCGGTTATTTTCCGCTCGGCACGGATGCGTTCTTTCTTGAAAATGGTCTGTTCCTTTTCCAACTGCATAATCTTGTTGTCGAGTTTTGCCTTGTTCAGCAAATCGGTGTTGCCGGAAAGGATTGCCACGAACTCGGCGAAGTTCATGCCGTTGTCCTCGTCCATGCCGCCCTCGTCGATACGGCGCACGGCGATTGTGCCGTTATTGATTTGGTTGATGAACATCTGCTTGTTTTTCAGCAAATTGAATTTGTAGGCATCAAGTGTCTTTTCCGTGCCGTAAATCACCACATCCACCACGTTGCCGCCCCACAGTTTCACGGTGTTGCCCTTGCGTACCGCCCTGCCGTTGCGCTGCTCCATGTCAGCCGGTCGCCAGGGAATCTCCAAATGATGCACCGCTACAGCCCTCTGCTGGGCGTTCACCCCTGTTCCTAACATGGTGGTGCTGCCGAAAAGCACACGCACCTTGCCGTTGTTCATGTCCTCGAACAGGCGTTTTCTTGCCCTTTCGGTGGTAGCACACTGGATAAACTGCACTTCATCGGTCGGAATACCGAGGTTCACCAACTTTTCTTTGATGTCGGTATATACGTTCCACTCATTCGGCTTGTATGTGCCGAGGTCGCTGAACACGAACTGCGTACCCCGGTTTTCATTTGAGCGCATATAATATTCATAGATTGTTCTTGCACAGATTGAAGCCTTGTTTTCGGCATCGTCGCTGAACTTGTCGCCCAACAAACGCATATCGAGAGCCATTTTTCGTGCCACATTGGTAGCTACCAACATTTTTGCCTTGTCGAGATTGTCGGGTTCGGGCGTATCAAGTCCCAAATCCTCCCACTGTCCGCTGTGTGCAAAGGAAACCAAACGGCCTATCATTTCCTCCTGCTGGATAGTGGGCGCATGAGAAAGAAAGCGCACATTTTTATCCGGTACATCGAGGTTTATCATGTCGGCGGTGCGGTAGTCGGTAATCTCACGCAGGAACATTGCCAGTTCCGGCACTTTGATGTAGGTGCGGAAACGCTCTTTACGCTTGATTGCACCTGTCACGTTCAGTTCATAATCGGCTGTTTTCTGCGTAAATATCGCCGCCCACGCATCGAAGCAAGAAATCTGCTGACGTTGCAATTCTCTTGGTCTAAGGTACTTAAACATCACATACAGTTCGGTCAGGGCGTTCACAACCACCGTGCCCGAAAGGAATGTTGCGCCGAGGTCACGTCCTGTCCGGTGCTGAATGTCACGGATGGCAAACAGCAGGTTCATCGCCCTTTGCGAGCCTTTGGTATTGCCGATACCGGCAACCCTCGTGTGGCGTGTCTGAAATATTAAGTTCTTGAAAATGTGGCATTCATCGACAAATATGTGGTCTATGCCCATCGAGTGAAAGTCCACCGCATCGTCTTTCCGCTCGTTGATTTTCATTTTCAATTCCTTAAGTTTGGCTGCGAGGTTCTGTTTGCGCTTCTCCAGACCGTCCTGCATCTTTCCGCTGCGGTAGCGCATGGTGGATTGTTCCAAGACTTCCAAATTGCGCTCCACATCGGCCAGTTCTTCGGTGAATATATCTATCATGGTCTGTTCCGATTGCGGTATCTTGGCGAACTGGTCGTGTGTCAGAATGATGCAGTCCCAGTTGTTGTTCTTGATTTTCGAGAATACCTCTTTGCGGTTAGCAGGAGTGAAATCCTCTTTGCCCGGATAAAGCACCTTTGCCGAGGGGTAAGCCTTGCGGAACGTGTCGGCTATTTCGTGAACATTGGCTTTCAAGCCGATAATGAGCGGTTTCTGCACCAATCCGAGGCGTTTCATTTCGTAAGCGGAAACGCACATTATCATCGTCTTGCCCGTGCCTACCTCGTGCCAGCAGATACCGCCGCCGTTCTGCTTAATCATCCAAATGGCATCTTTCTGTGAGGGATAGAGGCTGTCATACGGAAAATTCTCGAAAGAGAGCTGCGGGAAGGTCTGTGCCGAGCCGTCATAATGCGGACGGACATAGCAGTTAAACCGCTCGTTGTACACCCTTACCAATTCGTCCCTTACCTCTATCGGCTGACAGTCGAGCCACTGGTTGAAACGGTTTCTTATCTCCTGTATCTTGGTGGCCGCTTCCTGTATGGCTTCCTCGTCCGGCACTCGTACCGCTTCGCCGTTCCGCTCTATCTCTTTGGTTATTTCGGGAACGGTGTCCTGCAGGGCGTGTACGAACAAATCCTCTCCGTTGTAATTCTTTACGGAATAGGTGTTATAGACTACAGGGGAATATCCTTGTAGCCGCACTAAATAGGTGTCGTTCACGTCAAAATACATCACATCGGTTTCCGTTCCGAAAAGTTCTGTGGCAAAATCGGCGTACAGCTTCGTGTCAATCCAACGCTCGCCCATGTTGATGTCGAGTTCCTCGTAGGGTATCGCTTCGGGTATGGCTTCCTCCAATGCCTTTACAGCGGTTTCCGTCCAGTCCTTTTCCTTGCCTGTGAGATCGGGAAGATAAGAGCCTGTTTCCTTGCTTTTGGCGATGACGTTTCCGGCTATGAACTTGCCTTTGTGTTCCCATTCTCCGGTGGCAGGGTTATAGAATATCTCGCCTTTGAGGTCGTCGATAACCTCGTCCTCGTCCTTGCCTGTGGTCTGCATCAGATAGTCCATATCCACACAGCCGTAAAAGTTAAGGCAGCTTGCCAACGCTTCGCCCGGTGTCAGTTGCACGGTCGTGTCTATCTTCTTGAACGCTACAGGCTCACGCATGATGTCGGATTTGAATATGTCGCCCTTGACCTGCATTTCAATCGTGAACACTTCCACGCCGAGGCTGTCAAGCATGATAAACTCCTTGTTGTCATTAGAGTGGAAAAAGCCCCATTTGGCGACAAAAGCATCATAGCAAGCGTTCAGCCGTTCACGCAAATGCGGCTGTTCCGTCTGTTCCTCCTGCTCTTTGATTGCAAGTTCAAAATATGCCTTGCGGATAGAGAAATAGTCGTTAGCCCTCTCCGTGTTCACCTTGCCCTCGTCCACCGGGACAAAATCGGTGGCCGTCTCTTGGTATAGTTCGGATTTGCGGTATCGGATAATGCCCACCTGCCCCTCAAACAGTACCATTGCACCCTCTTTCATCCACGCTTCCGGCTCGTCCGTATAGGCTCGTCTGCCTTTTGGTGGCTGCTTAACGGCCACACTGCCGAAAAGGGACATTTGCGTGTGTATGCCGTCCTGTCCCTCACTTGTGAAAAGGCTTTTGCGGAAATAGCGGCCAAAGTCGAGTTTGAGCAATGCGGCGAGATACTGCGACATGGCGTTTTCATCACCCTGCCACTGGTATTTGCGTACATACTTGCCGTACTGGTTCATCGCAATGCGGCTGCCTGTGGCGAGGGTGGTTTTCGGTAATGTGAAAAGTTTGTTGGCGTATTCGGTCATTGCGCCTGTCGTGTCTGCCTTTTCCCTGCCGACCTGTAAAAAGAGCTGTTCCCTCTGCGAGAGTGCCGCCTTGTGAGTATGCTTTTGGAAGATCAGTAAATCGCTGCCTACCTCGATGCCGCTTGTGTACATGAAAAGCGTGTCGGGCATACGGATAGCACTAATCAAATCGGCATGGTTCACAAGGTATTCACGCACGAATTTGTTGCTTGGTGTATCGGCCACACCTCTTGATGTGACGAAAGCCAGCAGGCCGCCCTCGTTCAAAAGCTCCAAAGCCTTGACAAAAAAGTAATTGTGTATGGTCTTGGTAGCCTGCTCGTATATGCCGCCTTTCTTCCAGAGTTCCGCATCGAACACACGGAAGTTACCGAAAGGGATGTTGGAGGCTATGACATCGAATTTCGTATGTTCAAAACCCTGTTCGTCTATCGTTTCAAACCCGGCTGTCCGTGTAACCGTGTTGTCATTCAGCAGGGAGAGTATCAGACCCGAAACCGGGTCTTTTTCAATGGCATAGCCGCAGGTGTCGGACATGGCTACCGGGAGGAAACCGCCAATGCCTGCACTCGGTTCGAGGAATGAGCGCATTTGCAGCTCATTGTCCTTGAATGTGGCGTGTATCTGCTTTGCGACTACATCAATAAGGAATTTCGGGGTGTAGAACGCTGTCAGGACAGAGGCTTTCATGGCTTCCGTGAAATAGGGATAGGTGTCGATAAGTTCCTGCAACCGCCTTATCGGTTCTTCCATGTCGCCACTTACAGGCTTGTCTGTGCCGATGTTCAGCACTTCTTTGATACCGCCAAACCCCGAATATTGGGATAAGGTTTCTTTTTCCTCTGGTGTGGCTTGTCTGCCTTGAATGTGGATTTGTAACGCTGTCTTTATCGCTTCCACGTTTGCCACCAATGATTTCAATTTGTTGTAACTCATATTTAACCTTTCTTTTTATTTCCCTCTGTTCGGTCTGTTTGCGACCGCCGGGAAGATTTTTCTGCTTTCGGAAGGTGGCGAGGGACAATCGGACAAGGCTGAACCGGAAAAATACGCTCGACAGAGGGAGAGGAAGATTTTTGCGTGTCACTCGCGGCGGCACGTCGGCATTGGCAAGATTGGCACGGTCGGTTACCTTTGCGGAAAATTCTATCCCGTAGGTCGCACGGCAGCGGACTTGGGTTTAATGGGAATCCGTTAGAAAAGGAAAGATTATGGGTAAAAGAGTGAAGCGGTCAGCCGGGACGGACTTTCCGACGGACTGTCTTGGGACTACAGAGGGCAGGATTTATCCCGCCCCCTGTAATGCCAAGTCTGTCCGTGTCCGTCCTTTTGCAAAAAGGGGCTTCACACACTTTATGTAACATGTTACACAAAATGCGTGAGGTTGCTTGAAGCAAACTGGCCGCAGGATGTAAGGCTATAAGAGGGAGAACAGGAGTTTTATAAAAGGTCGTTGGTCGATCGGAACAACAAACCGTACCGAGACTTTGCCCGATACGGTCTTGTCGTTGCCCTGCATATAACTCAGTCTATGTCATAGCCTATCATGTATTCATCGTTGATAAGCAGATAATAGTAGCCGTTGCCACAATTCCGGTACTCTTTGCTGAATCCTGCCGCCATATCGCCATTTTCGCGTGGCTCGCACCACAGCGTACCGTCATAGCCGCAAAAGTCGAAGCGTCCGGTGGAAAACTTTTCACCTTGCTTCAGTGCCGTTCTGAAACGAGCCATATCCCAACTGCCGCAATACTTCTCGATGGTGGCAAGTCCGATACACTTGCCGTCGATGCGTGTGCCGGTCGTGATGCGGTTCTCGTAGAGGGATTTATCCAAATCGGCATTAGCGATTTTGCGAAGCCAATCATTCGTATGCGTGGCAAGCCGGGCAAGTTTCTGGTATTTCAAGACCAGTTTCTTTTCTATGTCCGCTGCATCTTCGGGAGAGGATGACGGATAGTATATCTTCTCAATGCTTGCCCAATCTGTGAAGATGTACCCGCTTTTGCGTTTTCCGAGTGCGATAATGCCGATGACGTTTTCGTTGCGGTTGATAAACAGCCGTCTGCGTTTTCCTGCAATCCTTACATATAAGGATGTAGGATTTTGTTCGTTGCGTAGATAGGCTTCTGCCGGATGAATTGTTGTTGTTTCCATATCTGTATAAATTTGTATAAATTTTGATTTTTGCTGTTCCTATTTTGGTTTACCTGTTCAAAGTTCCGGGATTGTGCCGTTCTTATATAGAACACCGTTCCGATAATGGGACACGATACCCGGCTTAAGTCCCATTTCCTCAAAGGCTATATGCCTGATATAGTCCTTGTATTCTTTGCCAATGAAATTCTTTCCACAAAGGTTGTTGAAAATCATAGGGACGGAAAAACCGTCTTCGCTCGACAATATCACTCTGCCGTCTTGTCTAATTTCTTCTACCATACTTGTTTACTTTTAATTGGTTGAACTATCATGCTGATTTTTATTTTTCCCTGCTTTCGTTTGCCGTGCAGGTTTGTTTTCAGCTTTTTGAGGCAGCCAGAGGATGAAGCTGTGGCATCATAAGCCAAACCCGGATAGAAAACCGACCGTGCAACAGTCTGTTTTCGTCATCCGAATGCAATGCGGCTTGGCGATTATGCGCTTCGTCCTACATTCGCCGACGAAAAGAGTAAAGAATGACCTGCCGATAAACGAGATGTGACAACAATAAAACAGGAAAATACGATTTGGTAAATTGTCATTGTACAATATTGAACAATCACTAAATATCGGCACAATTTTAATTTAGTGCCGATATTTAGTAGATGATGACAAAAGGTTATTTACATATAGATTGCACTACTGTCCCGTAAAAGTGGATAAATAGTTCTTTGAAATTATTGAAATATAGTCAATTACACGGTTTTTTGAAATGAAACGGACTTGATTTTGCAA